ATCTGTCCCTGTCGCAGTTTCAGCAACACTCCGGTCATAGACTGAATCACCCCAGCCAGCCTGACCCCATGTGCCAGAACCCCAGCCGCCTTCAGCCATTTAGACCTCAACCGGCGAGAGAGAACGTATACGTTACAGAGATAATGTCGCCAGAAACCACCGAGCGATCACCGGGCGAACTAAAGTCAGCCGCTGAAAACAATGTGCCTGTCGTACCACTCTTAGCACTACCGCTGGTCAAGAACGCGCCCCCAACAGTGGAAGTTGCGTTAATGTTGAACGTAGCAGGAGAAGCTGAGTTGGTCACCACAGAAGGGTTAGCAGTAGTCGCCGTAGCAAACGTAGCCGCCACACGGGTTGCATTGCTATAAGGTACAACCTCAGTCCAGCCAGCGTGGGAAGACATCGTGTCACCAGCCGCAGGCGTATTAGAAGCACCAGCACCGTACAGGCCGATGTACCAAGTGGTAATCTGGGCTACTGAAGTCAGAGCCGTGCCCGCCATGTACTGTAGGCCAACGTTGACTACCAAGTTCTTAGTCTCAGCAGACCACTTGAGCTTGCCGTCTTTATCGTGGCATTCAACGTAGTAAACGCCTGTAGCCTTGGCTTGTTCGCCTGACTGAGTGCCAGCAATAAGACCGCTAGAAATGTGGTCGGTTACTTTGAGTTTTTCCGTGGTCATATTAAATCCTTATGAAAGTCTGATGAGGGCAGAAGTGCTGGTATCTGTGGGCATTGTTACAGTGAAACTAGTAATAGAAGTTTTATCATTACCAAAATCAAGAACACAAATAGCTGGGGCTGCGCCACCAACTTTGTATATCAATGCCCCACGAGCAGTAATTGAGCCAGTCCAAGCGGGAGAGGAAAACGTTACGTATGCAATGCTACCAGTGGTTGTGGGTGCGTAATTGAGTGTAGCTGTTACTGCTTGCCCAGTAGCAACATAATTTCCACCTGATGATTCACCTACTGAGGTATACGTTGTTGTAGTTTCATCCAGCGTAGCTGAATTGGTATACAACGCAAGCTTAAAAGAATCAGTTGCAAAGTTAATCGTGCCTGTAGTCATAGCCACACGAAGCGTATTGCAAGAGTAGTTGCCAGTAAAAGCCATTAGGTTACCTTCTGACGATACTGACCCGAACGATAAGCATCTTGACGTTCCATGCCATCGCCCAAACGTTTAGCCAAACCAAGTGCTTCTTGGTATTTAGCATTGTAAAAAGTCATGATATCTTGCTCACCTTTCATGTAGGTGTACGCTTCAACCAACGAACCATACAAAAGCACAGTGTCAAAGTTATCACCAAGCCATGTAGTACCTGCCGTCACAATAGACTCTGGGTAGTAGTAATAGTGCAACTCAACGTTGTAGATTGCATCAGGCGTTGGGCCAAGAATAAACGACAACTCAGCTAAGTTAGCTGACTGAGGGCCAAACAAGGCGTAATACCGTGGTATCCCAGTATCGTCTGCCTGTGGGTAAGACTGTCGAATAAAGTTAACGTCTTTGTTTAACAAATACTCGTATGTACCAGAAGCTACCGTGCCATCAATAATTGCCATGGAATACACTGCCAAAAAGTCTGACGGGCACTCTAAGTACTTATTATTTGTGGATGTTACACCCACCACGTTCTTACGAATAGAAGGGAATTGAACCGAGTTGTAAATACGCTGTTCAGCCTGCTCAACAAAGACAGGAATTTCCGCCTCAAAAGACGCTTCCTGATTCTCTGTATAAGCAATGATTGCAGCTTTTAACTCGGTGTAGTTCATGCCATTGAGCCCCTGCTCATAACACCTTTGGTAGCCGCGCCTGTGCCGCGCATCTTAATGCCGGATGTCTTTGTAGGCTTACCTTCAGGGTTGCGGTAGATATTACCCACAGCCATATCAACTGTGTTTGCGCTACTGCGGTTAGGAAGAGAGCCAGGATTGGTAGAAACAGTTGTTGCTTTACCAGTCATAGTGTGGGGTGGTGCATAAACAGCGCCATCACCAACTTCTTTACCCATCATTTTTTTGCTGTATGTAGCCATGATTAGCCTCGCTTTTGGTTAGCAATTTTAGCCAGACCACGACCCATTTTTTTCATGTCAGCATTTGTTTTGCCAACAGTATGCTTCTTGGGGCCATTTTCTGTAGCTACAGTTGGGCCACTGTCGCCGTAATTTTTACCGACTGTTTTGCCTTTTTTAGCAATCCCGTCCGCTGATCTTGTGTATGCCATGTTTAGCTCCTATGTAACTGTTACCGTAACTGTACCAAGTTCTATGGTTAAAACCAAATTATTTGGTGTTAATACCGCATCAAAATTTCTAGAACCCCCTACTGGGTTCCATCCCCACTGAAATACTCGACTACCCGCTTCAGGATATCCAAACTGATCTACACCTGTACCATTGGTGTCGTTGGTTTGAAGTCCACTTTGACCAGATACTTGATAACTTACATCCGGCCTTGGCTCACGTACTGCTTGGGGGTCATTAACTGGGTACATACCCAATTGCAACTGCGGATGATCCGGATCCCAACATTCGTGGCAAACCTTGATTTTAAAAGGCTTGGTCTTAACCGTCTGGGTGCGCAATTCCTTGAGCTTGTAACGCCCAGAGCAACGATCGCACTCGGCAATCGCAAACTTACCAGACGCAAACCGATTAGGCATAGAACAAATTCCTTGGCACAAATCTCAATGGCGCTGTTTCACGGTCTTCTGCCTGCGCTATGTCCCATTGCTGCTCATAATCGGCCTTTAGAGCCATAATTCTTTGCGGATCTATGTCAGGTAGCTTCATGCTCAATTGAACGGCTAGACCGGCCACCATGCAAGGAATAAAGCGGAAAGGAATATCTTGAACAGATGTACCCGTTCCCGCATCTTGAATGCGTCGCATTCTGTAGTACACAAGGGTATATTGATCCCCAGGCGCATTAGGTGTTGGCCAGATATTGATGGCAGGTATGTTTTGGATTGTCAAAGCCGCACCTGATGTATGACTAGCAGCGGTTGTATTGTTCTGCCCACGAGCGCAATTAACCAGTTGATTGCCAACAATGTTGGGGTAACTGATTGTCTCGTTATCAATCTTAATGAAGCCAGCCGTAGCTAAATTAGCAACCGAAGACACTGTAATAGATGTATCTGTACTGTTGATATTGCCGCTTAGCGTTACTGTAGACAAGTTTTCTTGCCCAGATTGGCGGTTAAACCACATCTGAATAGGGCGACCCTGAGCTAGCTTGTTAGGCAAACTCATGTAGGTAGACTCAGAGATGCCGCTGATATTGATGTCTGTTTGGTTTGTTGTACTGTTGTTCTGACGAATTACAGTGTCTAGCAAGTTGATCGTATCCACAGGCATGGGATATATTGCTTGCCCTGTAACCAACACAATTTGACCTTGCTCAACAGTCCAGAAATTTATACCACGATTCGCCCATTCAATTGTCAAAAGGTTCAATGACCGACGTGCAGTGCGGAAGTTGTAGCCCGTGCGAAGTTCTTGACCGCAACGCTCAAACGCCTCTTCAATGAGGTCGTTCATGTCCAAATTAAAGGCCGTGGTTCCGGTAGTCTTAGCCATTATCTATACCCTGCTGTTTTCTTTGCAATTGTTTTGGGTTGAGCTACGAATTGTTTCCCGGCCTTTTTGCCCTTACGTTTCGCCAACGTTGTTGCAGCGTACTCAGCAGGGCTGAGACTTTTGATCGCAGCTTCTGGAAGGTATCGCTCACCTGTTTTACTAGACGGTTTTCCACTTTTGGTTCTCCATTTTTGGTCGCCCCAGTCCTTCAATGATTTCTGAGGCGCTTTCAATCTCGGTAACCCCCGCCAGCCGCCTTGTACTTCTTAGCAACAAGCTGTGCTTTACGTGCTGACCACTGACCTGCGCCAGTGCCCTGCGTTGCTGCGGCTTTTACTTGGGACACAATCCGTTTTCGCAGACTAGGTTTTGTGTAATTGCCAGCAGCGTTTACCTTACCGCCCTCTTTATATTGAGTAAAGTCCGTGTCATCCCGACGAGCTTTCTTAGCCCCGTTAGGCATTTTAGAGGGGGCGATATCCCCCATTCCACGGCTTGCTCGCATGGTTACACCATCTTCCCACGAGTCTTGCCTTTTATAGCGCAGCCATCAGCACGCTTAGAAGCGGAAGAGACTGAACCACCTTTAGCGTAACCTTTTACATCTTTACGTGCTTTCATTTGAGCTTTATCGTCCATGCTCGTCATTCTATTTGAACCAAAAAATTCACCAACTGATCGAACTTTATCTCCAATGTTATCAAGACCTTTATCAAGGCTCTTGTTTATTCCATCAGGATTTAACATTTTTTCACGTTCATATTTTCTAACGGACTGTTCATAAACAGCTTTAGCTTTAGCATCATCTCTAGCTTGTTTTGCGGCATCTGTAGCTGCTTGTCGAGTTGCAATTTCGCCCTGCTTTTGTTTGCGAAAGCTATCAAAATTGCCAGTAGTAGTATCGGGTTCAGGCATTGCTTTGTCATAAGCAGCGCCAGCTTTTTTACGCATTTTTGCGTCCATCATCTCTTGGATTGCGTCTTCTTTAGTAGCCATAATTATCTCCTTAGCAGGTTTTGCCGCCACGTTTCATGGTGATCATTGTGCCTTTGGTTTTGCCTTTAACAGCAACGCCATTTGGTGTTTTACCAGTTTTTACAGCGCCCATCTTAGATGGAGCCATACCGCCAGAAGCCAACTTAGTCATAGTTGCACCTTTGTGCAAACGGCCTTCGTGTTTATTCACAGCCTTTTGCATCATAGACTTGTCTTGCTTCATGTCTGACTTGCCGCCTTCAGCCATACCACCTTTTTTCATAAAGCCCATCTTATTACGTACGGCTGTAGGTAACTTGGCTACACCGGGGTTCTTTTTCATATCCACTTGTTTCATATCGCCACCTTCATTAAAGAGTGCCATTTTCCCGTGCTGGGTTTTTGGCTTGTTTACTTTTTGAACATCTGGACGTGTCACGCCGCCAGAACCAAATTTCCTACCTTTGTCAGCTTTGATGAACTCTTCACCAACACTAGACTTGATACCAACTTTCTTAGCAAATGCAGGGTTTTTAGCCACTGCCGCCATAAAGTTGTGTTGTTTCTTGCTAGTTGAGGGCACTTCTATGCTCCTTCATAAAGTCATCAATCTTGCTCTCAAGTCTATCCAACCTGGCCAGCACTCGATTAATGTCATTATGTACATCTGATTTGGTTACAAACTTCTCAGCATTTTCTTCACGAGTTTTGCTCAAAAGAATACTCAAGCGCTTCACTTCATCGTGAGACGCCTTTACCCAGAACATCAACAGAGCTGATGCAAAGGAAAGAATTACATTCCAAACCATAAGTTCCATGTTAGCAATTCCATGCTCTAAGAGCCTTGTTGATCCGTGAATCTGGATCGTTGGCAGTCTTGGCCGAGGTCAACTTCTTTTTCATGCCACCCATCCGCGCACAAAATGAGTCTTTGCGCGAGCCGCCTTCCGGCTGGGGACGTTTCAAGTTCATACCTTGCGCTTTGGCGGAGGCTCGGCCTTTGGCGTTTAAGCCGCCCTTCTCGGACTTGCCTTCTTTCCTCTGCCATGCTGGACTCTTAGCCATAGAACACCGTAACTTTAGCGGTTGCCGGAAGCGTCACGTGGATATTTGTGTTGAACAAAATACCCTCGCCGGGGATTGACATAGTGATTGGTTGTGTACCAGTACCAATGTTGAACTGCAACAATAAAGCGCCACCTGACCCGCCATCACGGAAGATTACATCACCAGCAGTGCCGCCTGATATGCAGTGGTACGCTTTTAAGCGTGTTCGCTGATTTACTACCGTACCTGTAGCTTCAGTATGAGCCGCTTTTACGTCATATTGCATCATAATTTGATGCTCCTAATTAGGATGGTGTAACAGCAGTCGTGCCGTCAGCGTTCACCCAAGTGCTAGTGGCTGTAGCGCCGGTAGCAATCTTTAAAGTACCCAAAGTAGTGTTAAACACAATGGTACCTGCGGCTTTGCCAACAGTATTTACAGTTGATGTAGCGGAGGCAATTTCTGCTGTAGTAGCAGTTGTAAGCTGAACGTAGCCTGTGGTTGCGTCAATGTTGCCAATAACTGTGCCAGTGACTGTACCGGTTACTGCGCCAATAAAGCCATTTGTGGACGTTACTGGGCCGGAGAAGGTGGTCGATGCCATGATTTTTCCTTACATACAAGTGGAGTGCGCTAGTCTGTATGTCGTCAGCCGGGACTGTCTAGCACACCGGATAACCCCGGGTTAAAGACAATATACAACAAAAGAAAAGGGGGCACAAGGCCCCCATTCAAATATTTCCTAAGAAATATTAAGCACCGGAAGAACCGTACATGCCCAGAGGGTCAGACCAGCCGAAGCTGTAACGCTCACGAGACTTGTAACGAACGTTACCAGTATCAAAATCACCGTCCATAGACTGTGACAAAGGAGTACGCACAAAGTGCTTCATACCGTTAGGAACGTCTGTGGTCAAGAACCAAGCGTTAGTATCGGTCAAGAAGTGGTTAATGGTAAATCCACCAGGGATAGAACCATTGTTCTTCAATGCGTTGATGTCGTTGTCAGCAGTAGACACACGCAATTCAGTCTCAAGCAAGCGAGTTGCCGTGAACTGTAATGCAGGTGGAACAACCAACTTGTTAGGCTTAGCAGCAATCAACAAGCCACGCTCATCTGTCCACAAGCTAATCTGAATAACAGCGTTTTCCAACGATGTTTCGTTCAAGTCAGCAGGGGTAGAAGGAACGTTACTGTTAGTACCGCCAGACACCAAGGGGTGTGCACTAGAGAACAAAGCGACACCATCACCACCAGGATAGGCTGCGCTGAAACCGTTATTCAAAACGGATGCAGCTTTAACCTGCTTGGTGTAAGCCATAGCGCGGGCCAAAGCTTTCGTGTAACGAGCAGACAGTGAGTCATACAAGTTATCTTCGATAGCCTCTTCAGTCAAGCTGAAGCCCAAAGCAATGGTTTCGTGGTTGTATCGAGCAGTCCATGCTTCTTGTGCATTGTCATAAGCGATGGCAGAGCCCTCGTTCTTAACAGGTGCAGCGGAGAAACCAGACAGTTTTGTCTCTTCTTCAAATGAACGCTCAGAGGTCTCTGTTTCGTAGATCTCTTTGTGCTCTTCGCCGTATTTAGCATACTCAAGACCGAACAAAGCGTTCAGACCTGGGAGCAGCTCTTTCAATAGTTGTGCGCGTGAAATAGCCATGATTTAAGCTCCTTATGCTACGTAATAGCGGTGTGCGCCGAAGTTGAACTTAACCAACACTTCGGGGGTTTCGACCAATACAACAGTACCGACGACTTGGGTTGTTACCGCAGTCACAGTAAGAGTTGTACTACCAGTGGTTGTCACAGTAGAAGCAGCGCTCAGGGTAGCACCTGTGAACTGCAACTGACCATTTACCAAGTTGAACACATCAGTGCCGATTGGCAAGAAAGTGCCGACTGGCAAACCAGACACAACAACAGAAGTTGCTGCCGGAGCGCCACCAGACACGTATGTGCTTGATACGCTAACTTGTGTATCGGGAACCAAGTTCAATACACGGAAGCCGCCACCAGAAGCATTAGCAGACGCACCAACAACAGACATACCACTGTTACCAGTAGATGCAGAGCCAGTTTGTGTGCCGCCAGCCATGTTAGCGCCAACGAGGATTGAAGAAGCTGAACCAATAGTTGTACCACCAGCGGTAGTAGTAACAGCGACTTTCATCACTTGGTCAGGATCGTCACCAACAATAGCAGTAATGTCACCAGCAGTTACGTTAGCTGGGTAGTACTGTGAGAATTGACGTTGCTTAGTCGTAGGGTTTGTATAATAGCAACCCAAGAACACGCCAACAGTAGTGTTGGTAGTGCTAACAGGGTAAGTTGCAATCACAACATAACCAGCAGACAAAGTAACTAAGTCACCATAATACAAAGCGGTGCCATAGTTGTACTGAATAGGTAGGTTACGAGTAGAACCCGCAAATACCTGTCCACCGATCAGATTGACCGGTTTAACGCCGTAAGGGGCGTCGATGGTGGGATAAGCCATTTAAGACTCCTATAAAGATTTAAGTACCTTTGCCAAAGCTACTTGAGGATTTACGCTCTTGGAAGAGTGGCATCCGCGCATCGCTTTGACGCATGAAACTGTTATCTACAGCATCCGTCTGAGCTTGAGTTTGTTTAGCAAAGTGTTGGCTTCGCTGGGCAACAAAATCAGAAGGAGTTTTGCAAAGTAACAATCCACCAATCTCAATGTTGTCGCGGTAGCGGCTATTGGGATCAGCTAACAGTCTAAATTTGGGTTGTTCCTCAAGTGCAACGGGCTCCCAGCCTTCTCGGAGTTTGGCCGATAGGTTACGCGGGTCAGCAGCGTTTAATGTTGAGACACGAATCCAACGGTAGTTATACCCAGCCTGCTTGTCGGGCTCAGGTAAGATTTCAGGAAGCGCCCACTGCTTAGGACGTTCTTGTACCGCACGTGTTTCTAACTCTCTTGTGAGTCTATTTTCAGCCATTTTGGGCCTCCACTTTCAGGAATTCCTTAACATATTGTTCAGGAGTAATTCCAAGTTTTTTGATCGTATTCAACTGGCTCTGCTTGAGTTTCACCTTGTTTGGAGATGTACTTCTAGCTACCGGGGCTACTACTGTGCTAGGTCTTGTTCTAGCAGACTCAGTTCTAGCCGTTGATTCATTTGATCTCTGTTGGTTTTGAAAAACCTCTGGAAACCGTTGCCGGATTGTTTTGTCCAATTCCGAATAGTATTCATCCGAGCCAACTGGAACTCCGTTGTCTTTTAGGTCTTCGTGAACACCTAAAGCATAAGCGGTCATCCCTCTGTTTTGACCAAACCACCTGTTGCGGGTTTGCCAATCTTCAGCCCTGTTGTCAGGCTTAGGAACAGATTGTCGTTGCTCTTGACGCGGTTGTACTTCAAATTCTTCCTCTTGTAAAGGGGGTAACTTAAAGTTTTTTACCTGCATTATTTTGTAGTTGGCACTTTGTAAAGCCTGCTGAGCCTCAATGATCTTGTCAGTATCACCGGCGTCATACGCTTCACGGTATGCCCTCTTTGCCATTTCCAACTCCATGTTGGCGGCATTTTGAACAGTAGCAACGTATTCTTTCTCACCATTTGTAAGAATGTTTTTAATACGTTTGTTTTCTTGCAACAGACGTTGGGCAACGTTTAAAGCTTCTTGCTGCTCACGCAGTGCAGATTCTTTTTCACGGCGCTCGTCGTGCCAGACTTTACGCATCTGTTTAAGCTTGTTTTTGACTTCCTCGTCATACTTGTCAAGCTCATCTTTCTCTAGTTCTTCAACCAGAGGTTTAGGCATCGGCTCACGGCCACGATCCTGAGCAGGGGTATCGTCTTCTATCTCGTACTCAAACTCAGGTTCTTTACCTTCGGGTTTATCCTTAGTTTCTGAAGTTTCATCAGGAAACTTAAATTCTTCTTTATCAAATTCAGGCATTTTGTACTCCTTTATTTGCGTTTAATACCACGGGGATCATCAACAGTGCCCTCTACGGAGTCATCATTAATGATACGGAACTCTCGACCATGAATCACCAAGCGGGTTCCCGCATGAGGACGCACAAGAACGAAATCGCCTTTTTGACAATACGCGCCATTTGGGAAGCGTGCAGAGTCTTTGTAGCAGTCTGGGCCCATATCAACAACAAACAAGACGGTTGTGAGTGTCTCTTCATTGCGCATGGTTTCGTCTGCTTTGATTAAACCAATCTCGCTGTCTTCAAATTGTTTTTCCGCTTCCGGAATTGCGCAAAGAATTCGATAGCCAGATGGTTTTGGTAGTTGTTTGCCCTTTTCCTCTGCGGTAGCAGTGAAGTTGTAGGCTCCGACAACTTGCGGGTTGTTGGCGTCTGTAGCCAACAGGATGGAACTAGTCATCCGCGTTCTCCATGGTTTGTTGCAGGTCTAGTGCATATCCTCGTGCAGTGAGCAGACCCTTGATCTCACCACAGAGTTTCTTGTACTCCTCAAAATTTTCTACCCGGCCTTCGGCTAAGTAGTCTCTGAGTTGAGCAACCTTCTCGTCAGATTGCTTTACCAGTACTTCAATAATGTCCATTACTCTTCCTTAGTTACAGGTGTTTCACGTTTCTTGTTCAAGACTGCTTGTAGCCCTTGACTCAAGTGATTGCGTTCTTGTTGCTTACTTTGATACTCGTGATCTCGGTCTTTAAGAGATTTAGCTTGTTGTTTGTCAGACAAATGTTTGAGCACATCAACGCCAAGGTTCAACATACTTTCTTGTTTGTCGTTCTGCATCTGCGTCACGGTTTTAATCGCATCAACTTTCTGACGCTGTGCCTCAAGCTGCAACTGCTCTTGTTTGATCTGCACATCAGCTTGATCTTTAGCCACCTTGCGCTGCAAGTCGCCTTGTTTGATCTGCAACTCTTGTTGTTGCAATTGCACCAACGGATCTTGTGCTTGCTTCTGTGCTTGTTGCTGAGCTTGTTGCTGCATGTTAGAAGCCAACAGGCGTTGTGACGCTTGTGCCAGCAGGGGAGCCAACCGCGCTTCGACTTCGGGATCCATGTTGATGTCTTCGCCAGCCTCGTCTTTTTGTGGAGGCAAACTCATACCCAACTGTTGCTCAATCTGTTTGCGATACTCAAAGCCTAAGTGCTCGTTAACGTGCGCCATCATTGCAGCTTGTAACTGCTGCGCCATCGGGTTGTTCTGCAAGAGAGACATGATCTTGGGATCTTGCATCGCCGACATGTGCACCATGATGTGTGCTTGGTGATCTTGATACATGAATGCCTTGACTGGCTTCATCATCAACACGTTCTGGTTCTCGGACACTGGATCTGTAGGCTTTTGGTCTTCTTCCATCGGCACAAGTTTTGACGCATCTTTAATACCTAACACATCTAACATCTGACGATGCAGGAGTGGCATGTTGTAAAGCTGTGGTGACTGCTGCGCCAACTGCATAACTGCTTGGTACTGCACAATCTTTTGCGCCATGGTTGACGCATTTGGATCACTAACTGGTATCACATCCACGTTGTCGTAGTCGCTACGCTTAGCTTTGCGTGAACCTTCGGTGGGCTGGTAGTTGTAGTCCTCTGGCGTATACGCAGCAATGATGCCTTTTAAGAGTTTCAACTCTTGTTTCATTGAGTAGTGAATACGTGCTTGCACAGCGCTCATCACTTTAAGTGTGCGTTCCAAAATAGCCAGTGTTGTACCAACTGGGGCATTAGCCGACATATCACTGATCTGCAAATCAGCAGTATTGGCAAAGCGGCGACCCTCATCCACGATCTGACCCAGCAAAGCCATCAATGTCTGGCTAGGTTCTTTGTATGGAAGTGGCAACAAGTTGTCGCGGATCGTACCGCTAGGCACATCCACATCACGCCACTCACCGGGAGAAATAGGTGTATCGTCTCCCTTAACACGCAGACCTCGGGCTTTAAAGCCACCGGGTAAGTTGCTTAGAGTACCAGCATCAACAAGCTGACGAATAAGAGAAGTGCCTGACTTAGCAAAAGCCCCGATAAGGTGTATGAGGCCAAAGTAATAGAAGCCAAATCCAGGAACGTATCCATAGTGGACATAGTGCTGTCGTTTTTGATAGGTCTCATCATCAGGCTCCCAGTTGCGGCGCACGGCCAAAACTTTGCTTGAACCTTTCTCAACGGTCACGATGTATGGCAACTTAATGCCAGTTTTCTTACCGTCTTCTTCATGCTCGTAACCGGGCAAGTCAAGGTCAACACTCATCTCAAGAAGTTTGTAGCGGTTGTCTGACGTGGCTCTAAAGCCCATCTTCTCCGCAATCTTCTTCTCAACTTCGTCCAGCACATTGTCTGGATCGCCTAAGTCAATATCACGATAAAAGCCAGCCACTTGCAAGCGGCGTAGCTCATTCTCTGTCTTGCGCATTACATGAGTGACACGTTCAGACGTCTCTAAATTACTTGCACCGTATGGCACAACTAAATCTTCCGCAGGCACAAACAAAGAGACCTGACGATCCATGTGAGGGTCAAAGTACACTTTCTTAAACGCATTACCTGACAGACCCAAGCCCCACAACATGCGCTCATGCTCAGGGCGGAACTCAGTCATCACGTCCGTTAACTGAAAGTTCATATCATCTTGCACACGAACAGCAGCGGCTTTTTTCTCTGGTGTTTCTTTACCAATAATCTGAGTCTTCACGGGCCCAGCGGCAGGGAACGTACTCATCATAGTTTCGGCTTGAAACTTCACAAGCGCTTCTGACAACAGGGGGTGATACACGCCGCATGCGCCTTCCCATGGCTCGGTGCGCTCCTCGATCTTCATACCCAAGAGTTCTAGACCATCTACATAAGTCTGCATCCAGTCTTTGCGGCTACCAACGTCATCGTCAAAATCACTGGCTAACTCACTGGCAAGTTCCTCAAGCACATCCTCACCCAAGTACTCAGCCAAGTTGTCGTCAAACGAGTCATCCTTATCAGAAGCTTTAGGATTAAGATCAATTTCTAACTCAGTTATCTCAATCTCAGGCTCCATCTCAATTTCAATCATCGGCTCTTCCGTCAGAGCGTCGAGTCCTTGCGGTGCTTGGTACAGTGCTTTATCTATAGCCATGTCTGATCCTTAATAGTACGGCTCTTTCCTGCGGAATTGCCGTGGTTCATCTTCTTCATCGGACTCTAGCCTAATAAAGCCGCCACGTCTATAACGTATCAGCGCTTGTGACATGGAGTCCACCATGTCGTCGTGTTCTCCGGATGGGAAACTTGCAACCTCTTCTACAAGTTCTTCCGCCCAGCTAGTGTTTGGAACCCACACCATTCCCGACGCAAATATGTCAGACACCGAGTTTAACCGCGCTATCTTGTCGTTACCTTTAGTAGGCGTAAATTCTTGCACGGGTATACCCATCGCACGAAGCTCAAAGATTAGTGGAGAGCCCGCAGCTTTTGCTTCAACAATCAGCGTATCTGGGTTCCATTCTTTGTATTCTTGCTGCGCTCGCTGTTTTAACTCAGGAAACTCCATCCGAGCTTTGAACGCATTGAGCAAAATAACGTTTGCCCTGTTTATCCCCGTAGCATCAGGCTTATAGAACACGCCCCACGTTGTGCACGCAGAATAGTCCGAGCGTTCTGTCTTTAAAAATGCCGTATCCCAAGACTGAATGACAAATTCACAGAAAGGTGGGTCATCATCTGGCCAAATCTGCCACCACTCCCGCTTAATAATGGCGGATACGTCCGAAGTGGGCTGCTGCATGTACTGCGCCATCCACTTTCCATTAGGAAGTTCCTCTTTTAGCGCGGAAAGTTCTTTTAGCGACCAAAACTGAGGCCATAAGGGTTTACCCGAAGGTAGGATAGCCGGGAAATCAATTACTTCCCACTCTTCACCACTCCTTTGAGCAGCCGCTTTCAACACTTGACCCGTCAAATCCTTCTTTGACCATCTAGTCATCACAACTACGATAGCTCCGCCCGGCTGGAGACGCTGACGAGGGCCAGATGTGTACCACTCATACGTCTTGTCGTAGATTTCTGGGTTAGTTTCGCTTAGTGCTGCCTCTTGCTCGGAGTGAGGGTCATCAATAATGAGCAAATCAGCACCTTTACCAGTAACAGCACCGCCAACACCGATAGCAAAGTAATCACCGCCGTAATTTGTAGCCCAACGACCAGCCGCTTTAGAGTCAGACTGGAGCGCAACGTCTGGAAATATGTCTTTATAGGCATCTGAGTCCACCAAGTTACGTACTTTTCGGCCAAAACCCACCGCTAACTCAGCAGTGTGGCTGGTCTGAATGATCTTTTTGCCCGGATACATCCCCAAAAACCAACTTGGCAAAAGATATGAGGCAAATTCCGACTTGGTATGGCGGGGCGGCATGTTAATAATAAGCCTTTTGACCTCACCACGGGCTACTCGCTCAAATGCACGGGCCATTTTCTCGTGATGCCTGCCGTGAATGAAGCTTGGCCACACGTAATTGACGTACGCCATGAAGTCGTTTGCCGCTTTTTGCTTCGTAACTGCTTTCCTAGCCTCGGCAATAAGCTGGCCTACCTTCTGCTGGGCGGCATCTGGCAGGTTTGGGAGAAGTTTTTCCGCTTCAATCAGCAGCTTCGGATCCATCTGATCTTCCTAGTTCTTCGTCCAAGTCCATGTCGCCAATGCTCTTAGGCGCATCTTTAGCTTCCACATCTATTACTGGGCTGCCATATAAAGCCAGTGTTTTGCGCAGTTCAGACTCAATATCTACCACCGTGCGGTGAGTAACAGTTACATCAATCTTCTCACTGAACAGACCAACAGAGCCAATCCTGCCCAAATTCTCCAGTGCCCGCATGCGCTGCTTGGGGTCTGGATCCACGGATTCCGCTATTAATTTATTAGTTATGTAGTTACGCAGACGACGCTGCACGTCTAAAACCTCCTGATCCCATTCTGTCAGGATGGCTTCAAGATTTAATATGGTTCCGGGGGTCAGGTCTTTTGCAGGGGGTAACTTCTTCGACGCCATTATCTGGTGCGATTCCATTTTGTCCTGCTGGGTAATATCAATCTCTAAACCCTGTTTAGTGAGGGCTTCGATTGTCTTGAAATAGGCATGCGCTTTTTCCCGAAAAGACTCTATCTCTTCAGGTGTAGTGTCAAATGGGAGTGGGATCCCAACTTCTGGCGTAGCAATAATTGGCATAAGCGGTTTGTGGCTCCTGCGTTTAAATGGGGTTGGCGGCTAGGAACTCCTGACCCGACGCGGTGCTTGGAAGTGTCTCCAAACCCTATGCGCTTAACCAACAAGCAAAGTGTACAGTGTTTTCAAAATTTTGCAAATATTGGGGTGGGGGGTAGCGAAATAAAAAGGTGACGGGGGGTGTTCCTATAGAACCGGCAATAAGTACTTCGGAAATGTTATGTGTAAAGATCTTTTGGTATCTCTTGTTCCGGTTATTAACTCTGCACTGTGTAGTTGTTGTGGTATGTCTTTATGCGGTACGACTACCATACGTGTTGTAAGTAGAGTGCGCGCACGTTACGAATTTCAAAATGTATATATCGGACGTGCATATTAATATGTAGGATCGGAGGGCGGAGTCCCAACTGGTATTTTGGGGGGTGGGGTGTTCTTAATAAGCTGGAAAATATTAACTCTGTTAATAAAATGCTTTGAATTATTAACACTATGGGGTAATATAGAACTGTCCTAACAAGACATTCACATTAACTTTAATTAACGGAGAGATATATGACAAACACAAACACACAAACCGCTTCTTATGAATCAACAGTAACCGCTTGCACAAATGCGGTTCGCAATGATATTAACACTGTTAATAAATGGCAACTGGCGGGTTCTGAAGTGCGGGCTTTTTTTGGGTCTGAAAATGCAATGCTTGAAGTAAAAGCGCAATTCATTGCAGACGCAATATTACCCGCATTAGACAAGAAGCATATAAAAGCTTTAAACACTGAATTACCTCGCAAAAACTCAAAAGAGTTTAATGCATTAGATGCGGGTCAACGCGACACATGGGAATATGTGTATCAGGCTAAAAAAGACGCAAGGTCAACATGCGACACATATTTCACCCGCATTGTGGGCTATGCTTTCCCAAAAGATAAAAAGGAAAGTGAAGTAACAAGCTTGAAAACCAAAATTCAAGTGCAGATTGCGGACTTGATCAAGAAGTGCGAAAAGTCAACCGATGCAGACTTTGACCTTGTTGAAACCACAAAAGCATTGCAAGCTGTATTAACACTTGTTAATAAGTGATCAGGCAACTGACTGAATCAGCCCACTTCGGTGGGCTTTTTCTTTGTCTCGATTTTTGTTCCAACCTTTTTATGATAGTAGCAAGGGGGATGATGATGATGTTGTTAACAGATGTTAATACGAAAGTATTCTGTTCCGCTTGTTCCGCAATGTTCCGTTCGACTGGAACACAGCAAGTCGTTGATTTTAAAGGCTTTTTTACCACTTTTAGTATGTTTGTTCCATTGTTCCATAATATATATAAAGGTAGACGAACCGCAAAATACTTTACAATGTTAAGTGATTCGGGTAGATTAGACAGACAACGCTTTGTCCAAACCCATATTTTGGGCGGAACATTGGAACAGGCTGACAACGAAGCGTATAACACGTTGATTTCATTGCACTTTCTCTCATTTCACCCCACTGGAACACAGTGGAACAGACGGAACAATGCTTAAAAAATAGGCAACTTTTAAGGAAAATATGAACAATATTGCATATCACCCTTGCCGAAACTGTGGTGACGACATACCGCTTGCTCGATGGGCTCTCGGTTTCAAGCACTGCATGCTATGTGGCGAGAAGCTTGCAAGACAGAAACGACACATTGTGGAAATCCCTTTTAGCAAGGGTGCGTATCAATACATCCACAATCCCGATGATCTGCGACTGGTCAACCCCAAGCGCAACAACCCAAAAGATATTAACAGGAGTTAATAAAATGAACTACGAGAGACTTATCCCTGCCAGTTTTGGCATCCTTTCAACCATCGGTTTGGTTGTCGGGTTCAATGGTGATGGTGGCTTGCACAAACTTTGCCTTGTTGCATCGGGTGTTTGCCTTGGCTTTTTAATTGAGTTCGTAACAACAACTGAAGGAGAGTGACATGACTACTGCAATCAAGCAACTGCAAGACTTTGCCAACGCCAACTACGAGGAGGGTGGACATTGGGTCTACGAGGCGTTCGACTGTGCCGATTACCAAGAAGTGCTGACCGCACACAACGGCAACATTGAGCAAGCCAAGAGCCAACTGCAAGAGTATTGGAAGCGTATGTGCATGCTCGAGCGTGAGTATGCGTTCGGTGATGGCGAATATTAACAGGAGTTAATAATATGGACAAAGCTTACAACACAGGCAAGATAATGATCGGTCAGTATTATCAGAAGCCACTTGGTAATCACATGAATAGGGACTGCGAGTTTTGGCAAGCGGTTTATCTCGGTGATTATCAGCGTGAGGTGATATTCAGACGCCAAATGGCTTGGTATATTGTGTTTCTGATTATCTTATTCAGTACGCTTGCGATGGTCATGTAATGATTATTGATCGCAAAACAGGCAAGTCTGTGCATATTGGTGACACGCTGATACGCAAGGACTACAAAGGATTCAAGCACAAGTACGAGGTGATGGACTTCATCCCTCGTGGTGTTTGGGTGCGCAAGTTAACCCAAGGTGATCGCTATGTGTATCTCAGCATGACACTAGCAAGCCTACAACTAGACGAGGTAATGATATGAATGATGTAGATATGAGTGACCCCCGAGTAATGATGCACGAAGCGGCTCATGCTTTCTACGAATGGGAAAAGGGTAGATACAACGGAAATTCCCCATTGAGTGACGATGACCGCCTCACATGGATGCAAGGCTATGTGTACGCATACACAAAATTAACAGGAGTTAATAAATGAAAGTCAGGAAGAACAAGCACAAGATTCTTGAGCGCATGGCAAACCCATCGTGGTTCAGCGACACAAATACCATGTGGTTCATACGCCATGTGAAGCCTTGCAAGTCCTACGAGAAGGGTTGCCCCGACTGCGATGCAGTTATGTTCCGCAAGGAACATGGGCGTTTCCCTTACACGCAAGCCGAATGGTTTGAGTACACAACACGCATCACAACAAGTTAACAGGAGTTAATAACTATGACAAAGTGGGAAAAAATGGAAAGAGTAGTGATTCTTCTAGCCCTTATGGTGCTAGCCCTTGACCTTTTGTACTGGAGACCATGATGAGACACGAACATCTACCCGCATTGAAGCGGTACACATCGCAAGTTCAATACGATGCGTTGAAATCTATTGAGGACACAAAGTCAATCAAAGACCTAGTGTTCTCGGGTAACACTAACCGCACCCTCGGTGTGCTTGTGCGCAGTGCATGGATAAACACCTTTCCCTATGTTCAAGATGGGGTCAAGTACGAGGGGTGGTGCGTGACCGAGGCAGGTAAGCATGCCATGACCATGTTCGAGGAACAACTACGCCTTGAGCAGATCAAGGAGGAGAAGCGTAAGGCTGTGCGTGACAGCTATTACGAGGCACTGCTTCATGCATACGATATAGAGGAGTCTACGAGTCAGAGGCGAGAGGAACTTTCACTAGAGTTACGCAAACTAGAGTGGCAAGTAGAGCAAGCCAAATCAACGCTACGGGCGAGGTCTTACCAGTTAAGTAATGGTGAGCAACGAGATGTTATAGCCCGAGTGCAAAAGGACATTGCACAGCGAGCCAGTCAACAAGTTAACAGGAGTTAATAACATGGGCGCAGATATTCATACATTTATAGAGCGCAAGATGCCCTCGGGTAATTGGGCGTACATGGGCAACCTTGACCATGCCATTCATTCCAAGGCGTTTTGGGGGCATGACAAGCCTAACTTCGGGCACATGTTCTATGTAGTCAATGGTCGCAACTACCAGTTCTTTGCCCGACTTGCGAGTGTGCGTGGTGATGGGCGTGACCCGCAAGGGTTGCCCGATGATGTGAGCGAGATGGTGCAGATGTTCGCTAATGCATGGGAGGGTGATGGGCATAGCCATTCGTGGCTGAGTGCCTCCGACTTTGCTGATGACTACTATGGCGTTGAAGCCCTAGAGAGTGGGGAAGAAGAGCCCATGACCGAGTATCACCAAAACACTTTGAAGGCAGATAAGAACTATGCAGTGCTTCAGTTCTTGCAAGAGATGTGTGGTGTGTCAGGCATAGGCGATATGACCCAAGCCAATGAGTTCCGTTTTGTATTTTGGTTCGACAATTAAATTAACAGGAGTTAATAAAATGCATTCAAGCTATAAGTTCTATGAAGATAAGTTCAACAACACCAAGCCCATTCGTGGGCGGTCAGTTGAGGTCAAGCCCATCGGTCAGCGTAGAAGAGATTGGGAAACTATCACTTCTCAGGATGGGCATGGCGGGAAATCCTACATTGCAAAGCTTTACAACACCGAGTGTGTAGAGTACTTTCCCAATGGTGACATTGTGATTCGGTCAGGTGATTGGGCAACACCAACCACTGCTGAGTTTATCCATGAGCACAGTCCGTTCCGATGCTTCAAGCGGTACAAGAAACTGTGGATACAAAACCGAGATGACTTGCTACCTATAAATAATGAGTTGCGTCTAAAGTATTTAGGTGAGGGCATGGGATGGGAACCAGCAGAGGAAATCGTCATACAGCAACGAGTTGTAGATCGTGACTTGGCTAAGGAAGCACGCGCCCCTTTAATGCCGTTCGTCAACTTTTGTGAGGCGTTCTTGAAAATGTCAGACGGATGGGTTATGCATGACACACGCATGGAGGTAGGGGTCGAGGTAAGTCCTTGGGGTACTTACGATCACAACAAGCTGAGCAACATGCATGCGGATGCAATGTATGACCACATAGCGACATGTGATGATTCCGAGTACTTGTATCTTTTGAGTTACTACTTGGGTGATTCACACCATGTAGAAGAACGCAGACTTGCCAAGGTAGATATGGTTGAAATCATGGCGGGTACACCGAACGCATGGCAACGCAGGGTTGAGTTCTATGACTGCAAGTATTCACAAACGCTACTGCGTAGTCGTATCTTTGAGGTAGCCAAGCGAGCCAAGGAGATACACAAAATTGTAGAGGTCAAGCCCTCGGGCAAAGCAGTTACCAACACACTTTGAAAGGGAATCCACAATTCAAATTTATTTTAAAACGCTTGACATTCAACCCGATATAGGTTATAATGTATATAACAGTGGTAAAGTAACCAACTGTTAGTGAACCTGAGAATCAATTTATTAACCGCTGTTAATCAGCAGAAAGAGTGCGCTATGTCAGTTTTAAATTTTGGTCACACAGTCTCATTGCAAGACTTTGCGAAGAGCATCGGCATCGTAGGTAAAGATGTTACTGTAATCGGTCAGGGCGAGCCAGGAATTGGTAAGTCAAGCATGCTAAAAGTCTTGGCTGGGCAGTATCCCGATTATGAGATCGCATACATCGACTGTACCTTGCTTGATCTTGGTGACTTTGCTTTGCCCTACACAGTTCAAGTTCGTAATGGACTGATCTCCGATGGTGCGTTAGTTGACGAGGGTATGAAGGTAACTAAGTTTGCACCTAACGCTAGGTTCAAGATGCACACAGGCAAGCCAGTGATCGTGATGCTTGACGAGATCGGCAAGGCGATGAAGGCTGTGAAGAATGTGCTATTGACTCTCATGCTAGAGCAACGCATTGGTGACCACTACTTGCCCAAGGGTTCGATTGTGTTTGGTACGACTAACTTACTAACAGATGGTGTGGGTGACATGCTCGAAGCGCATGCTCGCAATCGTGTGTGTATGACAACTGTACGCAAGCCTGATGCAGACGAGTGGATTGATTGGGCAATCACCAACGATGTAGCACCCGAGGTTATTGCATGGGTCAAGCAGTTCCCTCATGCACTGGCAAGTTACACAGATGCAAGTCAGAAGGATAACCCATATATATTTAACCCTACTCGTGCGGGCATGGGTGCGGTGGTTACACCAAGAAGTTTAGAGAAGGCTAGTCACATTGCAAAGCGCAGATCAGAGTTAGGTGACTCGCTGACTATCTCTATGCTGACAGGCACTATCGGTGAGAGCGCAAGCCGTGACATGCAAGCGTTCTTTACTGTGGTGGACAAGTTGCCGACATGGGATGCGATTATGGCAAGCCCTGCTACTACGAAGATGCCAACCGATACAGTTGCGAAATGTATCTTGGTGTTTAGTGCGATCACTAGAGTGGAGAAAGATTCTCTGCCCAAGTGGATGACCTACTTGCAACGGATGGACATGGAGTGGCAAGCATTGTTTGCTACCAGTGTAATGAAGTCGCAAGCTAAGCAAGCGTTCTGTGTGATGAACAAAGAGTTCAAAGACTGGGCGTTGAAAAATCAATGGTTGTTTTAATAAGTTAACAGGAGTTAATAACATGGCTACAAAACTAACAGTCGAGCAACTGATTCAGAAAGATCACGTTGCCTTAATGAAAGACCCCAAGTATTGCTTGTACTCAGGGATTATTATGATCGGTCGCACCGAGGTGAAGGACGATGTGCCTACCGCATGCACCGATGGTCGCAACACTTACTATGGTCGTGACTACATGGCTAAGCAAGCGTCTAACAAACGCAAGGGTGTGATATTGCATGAGAATCTGCACAAGGCTTTCAGGCATACAACTGTATGGAAGCATCTCTACAAAGAGAACCCAACGCTAGCGAACATGGCGTGTGACTATGTGATCAACTTAATGATCATGGATGGTGACAACAACTTTGTGTCTCTGCCCGATGGTGCATTGCTTGACCCCAAGTACAAGGGATTGGATGCGGGTACTGTGTATCGCATGCTCAAGGAAGAAGCCAAGGGTGGCACGATTCATGTCAAGACAGTCGGTGATCAAGAGGGCAAGGATGTGCCAGTGATCGAGGTAGGCAATGGACTAGACGAGCATGATTGGGAGAGTGCCGAGGGCATGACCAACGAGGAGAAAGAAACACTTGCCAAGGACATTGACCAAGCATTGCGTCAGGGTGCGATTCTCGCAGGGAAGATGAGTGCGAATGTACCCCGAGAGATCAGCGATGTACTTGAAGCCAAGGTAGATTGGCGTGAGGCTATGCGTGAGTTCGTTACATCATTCTGCGCAGATAAGGATGAGAGCACATGGAGGCGTCCATCACGCAGATGGATTGGACAAGATGTTTACATGCCCTCAATGATCGGTGAGTCAGTCGGTCGTATCGTAATTGGTATTGACATGTCAGGTTCTATCGGTGACGAAGAGGTCGGTCAGTTCTTGGGTGAGGTCAAGAAGATTTGCGATACTGTCAAACCCGAGGGTATCGACTTGTTGTATTGGGATACCCGAGTATGTCAGCATGAGAAGTATGAGCAAGACCAACTGGATAACTTGTTAGCCAGTACTAAGCCCCGAGGTGGTGGAGGCACTGACCCACAATGCATCGTGGACTACATGAACAACAAGAAGATCAAGGCTGAGTGTGCAGTGATCTTGACCGATGGTTATGTAGGCTCATGGGGTGAGGGTTGGTTGTGTCCTACGCTGTGGGGTATTACAACCGATGTGACATCCGAGATCGGTAAGACTGTTCGTGTCAACTAATTAACAGGTGTTAATAAATGTTCAAGCAATGGTTTGACAAGCGTGCTGAGAAAGGTCAGTACCACACAGTCACGCTAATACTCGAGCAAAACTACAACATAGCTACATGGAAACAGGAGGTACTTATTAGGTACGAGGCGGTTAAGTTTATAAAAGCAAGACCAACAGACGCCAACAAGTATGGGCGTATGACACAAGAAGAAGCCATTGCTATGGCTAAATTATTAAATGCATCAACAGAAGGAGTGATAACAAAATGATACAGAACAGTGCAATGTTAGTAGACCTGAACATCTCAGCGTGGACAGGTCGCAAGATGGATAAGAAAGTATCCGATGAGATTGATTCTGCCAAGCATACCAAGGCGAGGGCGGGTAACTATCACAAGAAGCTATTGGCAGGAACACAGCGATTGGATGAGTTGCAGAAACTTGTTTCAGCAATACGCATTTGGCATTACGAACAGACGCTACCTTGGTCTGATGGTGGCTCACGCCTACTACCAATGAAAAACTTCTTTGAGTACAAGGCTACGCTAGGCGATTACCAGAACCAGTTCGCTGAGTCTGTGCAAGGGTTTTTGGAAGATTACGACACACTTGTTACGGCAGCAGCATTTCAACTAGGTGATCTGTTTGATGCAGAGGAGTACCCACATGCTTCAAAGCTAGAGAGTAAGTTCAAGTTTAAGTATGTGTTCTTGCCAGTACCCGATGTAGGTGACTTTCGCATTGATGTGAACGAGGCGGGTCGGGCTGAGTTGCAACAACAGTACGAGGAGTTTTTCAATAACAAGTTGTCTGATGCCATGCAAGATGCGTGGGACAGGCTACACGACTGTCTAACTAAGATGAGTGACAAACTTGCAGGGCAAGATAAACAAATCTTTCGGGACTCATTGGTAAACAACGCTGTGGACTTGTGTGAACTGCTCACTAAGTTGAATGTAACCAATGACTCGAAGCTAGAGGTAATGAGAAAGAAGTTAGAGAGTGCGCTTGTAGGTGTATCTGCAGGTGATCTGCGTAAGGATGATGGGACACGACTGAGCGTCAAAGCCGAGGTCGATAAGATTCTGTCAATGTTCTGATTAACAGGAGTTAATAAGTATGAACGAGCAAATGATATGGGAGTACTTGCGTAATGAGGTTGAACACAGAGGCATCTACCGAGTACCGCCCAATGGTAGGAATCTCCCTGCGAAAGCCCCGAACAGGGGTTACTCATGGCAGTTCTATTTGCGTAGATGTTTGTTTGACCCGAAGTTTGTGATTGGGGCGGCTGAGTTGTTGGTCAACAAGTTGCCTGACAAGAACATACAGATCGGTGCTTGCGAAGATGCGGGTGTGCCACTTGGGTTAGCTATGTCAGCTATCTTGGGTACGCCAATGATCTCAGTCAAGAAGTCACGCAAGGTGTATGGGTTACTTAATTTTACGGAAGGAGTAGCAACAGGCAAACCAATAGTGCTTGTAGATGACCTAGCAGGGTCGCAAGATACGCTGAAGAAATCAGTAAGTATTCTGCATGCGTTTAATTTACCAACTGCGGACTTCTATGTAGCACTGGTAGATAAGACACAAGGCACACATAAAAACAATTATGTGGGTGCGAAAGAACTTATTAGTTTGTTTACATGTGATGACTTTGCGATGAGTTGGTCAGAGTATGTAGAGAAGTTCCAAAAGAACCCCGAGTTCGGGGCACATTATTAAATTAACAGATGTTAATAAGGAGTAGAGATGCTAAACATAATTAACCCCGAAGAGATGAATCCAATCTTCACACAACTGATTGCAGACTTCAGACGCACACAAGTCAGTAGGTTTCCAATTACTGTCACTGCTCGCAACTTTGGTAGTTTGATTGTCTTTGAGGACAGCAGATTCCCTGCCAAGAACACGAAGGTGCATAACATCGTGGGCACACTGCGTGACTGCGGTTTAGACAAGAACAGCAAACAAGTTTATGAGGTGCGTAGCAGACTAATTAACAACGAGAAGTATGCACAGCACAACGATGACTACTACTCAAGAACAACCAATGACCCCAAGAAGGTCAGTAAGTTCCTCAAGGATTACTTCAAGCCGTTCGCACCAAGCGAGATCGCAGGGCTTACATCTAGTAGGTTCAGTAACCATGATGACGAGTGGCGTGATGAGTTCAGATGGAAGCTTAGAGATGTGGTTGCAATAGAGCCAAGCGAATTATTCGCTGAAGTACAGTATCTTCAAGCTCATGGTGTAGAGTTTCAGTCAGACAAGTTTAAGCGTATCGTTACAGAAGGCATGCCAATGTTTACTGAACACATGCGTAGGAAGAACGAATCTCGCAAGGCGACACATGTCTTTATCAATCCTGATGAATCTACGCAAGTTACTTTTGGTGACTTCAACTATACCTATCAGAGTATGGGAGAGATGCCCGAGAACATGCAACAACAAGTTGCTATGTTGCGTATGGTTGAGGCTGACACATTCATCCCCGAGGTCGGCATGAAGATGAGTACAAATACCTATTGGATTTACGCAACACCCGAACAAAATTAATTCTCAAACTATTGACAAACCTATAAGAGTTCCATATATTATGGATATGAGGGTTAAAAAGCCGTATGTAGCGAGAGTAGTGTTGACTGATGATGGTGGGTGGCATCACATAGATGTTCTAAACAACTACTCATTCGTGATTGATACATTGATGCATGGTACGAAAGTGCCTGACTATGTAGAGGAGCGCATAGCTTTACTGAAGCTGTGTGAGATCAACAAGCGTAAGAAAGGAGAGAAGCTAGGTAGAAGAACAGGAGATGGTACATTGGTGATGTATCTCAGCTACGATGAGTACATCGAATTAAAAAATCTATTTAAAGAGTGCAAAAATGAAAAAGATTCCAGTTAATGTAAGAGTATTGCGTGCCGTGGCAACAACTATGCCCAAGGGTGCGAAGGTTAAAGATATTGTCAAGATCACAGGCATGGTAAGCCAAAGCGTGTCTGCGTGTTTGTGGAAGCTTAAAGATCAGGGCAAGATCAATAGAGATGATGGGTTCTACAAGATTAACGACTATGTATTAACAGATGTTAATAAGCCAGTCGAAACAATACCCGCTACGCTCGAAGCGAATGATGAGAGCGAGACTCTCACACTTGGCAAGGTTGCACGAAAACTTGCACAAGAGAACGAACGCCTCAAGAACGAGGTACGCAACATGGAGAAGTCGTGGCGTGAAGCCCGACAATCCTCACTGGAGTTTGAACGCAAGTACTTTGATGCGCTTGCCGTTATCAGCTACCTAGAATCCAAGTAATGGCTACACCTGAAGCAAAGGTTAAAGCTAAAGTCAAAAACCTGCTAGCGAGGTATAAGGTGTATTTCTTTATGCCCGCTACGCATGGTTACGGCTCATCGGGTGTGCCCGACATTGTTGCATGCATGCAAGGAAAATTCATTGGCATCGAAGTTAAAGCAAATGGCGGTGTGCCTACTGCTTTGCAGATGAAGAACTTGATGAGTATCGTGGACAACAAGGGTATCTCCATCATCATTGACGAGACAGGCATAGGTTTGTTTCAGTTAATGCTTGCGACATGGATAACAAGTGGCGTGCCCAAAGAAGGATACATCGCAGAACTGTTCAAGCAAGAGGATGCTACATGAGGAGTAGACCAACTGATGGTACTGCTAGGCGGTTGACCCGCATACTGCATGGCAAGTACGCAGTCTCTATAAAAGATGTTGCTAGGTTACTGCACATAAGTGACCGGCATGCATGGAGGTTTATTGATCGCCTCGTTAAAGAAGGCGTCATTGAACTGCGATACCGACAACGATACAACTACTATTCTGTTAGGAGGAATAAATGAAGATACAACAAATGAGTCATGCGCTCAAGGTAATGCGCGATAAGTATGGGCTCGATGCGACTGACCTAGAACTGTTGGGTGAATTTGTGCACCTTGAGAATGATGTAACTATCATGGATTTTATTGCCGCATTTAGTGGGGCTTCTCAAGCAACAACCCATTCACGCATAAAGAGATTGTGTGAAAAGAACATTCTCAAGAAGGTTGATGTGTCTGACAACCTACGCTACAAAACCTTGGAGAAAGGCTCCGAGTACAACAATCTAATCAAGGTATTGGAGAAGCTATGAGCACTAAAGAACCCGCTGAGATGAACAACGCACCAGTTGATGTTGAGCAAGTGTTTAAAGACATGTTCGATAAAGTGACCGAAGAGGTTAAAGATGGATTGGACAATGACTCTGTAGCTGTTGCAACCATACTAGATGACAAGATCAACCAACGGATTGATGTAGTCTTTAGAGAACATTGGAACAGAACTTTACGCAATTATATTAACACCCGCATCTCTGAAGAAGTTGCAGAACACGCCACACTCTTGGGTAAACGCTTGGGTGAGTTACAAGGAAATCGAGGTGAACTATGAGCGAAGAAAAAATATTCTCAGGTGTTGATGCCCTGATTGAACGCATGGAGTTGTACCCCGAAGAATTCTTTGAGAATGGGGAAAAGCGCAGTCGATGGACGTTTATATATAAGGACTATTTCCGTGATGCCATGACCGAGGCAGAGAAAGGTCGCATACATGAAGCAGTACGCAAGATGCGTAGGTTGGAGTTCGATGCCACTGTACTCAAAGAGTTGATGAAAGAAGATGCGCCTGAAGAGGGTGTCCCTGTAACATCTATTGGTAAGCAAGGCACTACTGGTACATACAACACTGGTCTTGGTAACTCTGCATTATCAAACATGCACCAACAAAATAGTTTGTGGAACGCACCCATCAAGAAAAAAGGAGGCAGGGTATGAAATTCATGGAAAAGATTTATCGTGTTTTCTGTGCTGACGAGGTGAAGCTGATGCTCAATCACATGGAAGAAAACTTAGCTGACTTTGATGACCACAATAACAAGTGGTCTGAAATATTTTGCGCTAAAGAATACACCACTGTAGAAAGAGCCGCACTTGGCTTTGCATATAAACGGCTGAAGAAAAACTTGAAGCGGCAGAAGTTGCTTGCGCAAATATTGAGTCAGAAGTTAAACCCTGAAAAAGTAGAGCACTCATCAAATTCAGTAACATCTTGGCGTACATCGGGTTCAACAATGTCTGCATTACACAGCCAAGCACTAACGGGGCAACAAGCGCAGTACAACCAACAACTTGCGCAACAAATGCAACGACAATATGAGTTGGCACTGCACAACTACAAACAACCATGAACATCATTACTGTTGATTTTGAGACCTACTACGGCAAGGACTTGGGCTTCAAAACCCATACTACCGAGGAATATGTACGCCATGAGGACTTTGAAGTTATTGGTGTGGCTGTTGCTGTTGATGATGGAGAAGCAACTTGGTTCTCAGGCCCGGCCAGTGATATAAAGACATTCCTAAACAAGTTTGACTGGAGCAATTCATTCGCTCTGGCCCACAACACCCAATTCGATGGGGCAATCCTTAACTGGATATTTGGGATACAACCCAAGGGCTACCTAGATACACTGTGCATGGCTCGGGCTTTGCATGGAGTTGAGGCGGGTGGTAGTCTGAAAGTATTGGCAGAACGATACAAGATTGGTGTCAAGGGTACTGAGGTTGATGATGCGTATGGCAAACGCAGAAAAGACTTTACACCCGAAGCACTTGAGCAGTATGGAAGCTACTGCCGTAACGATGTAGGTTTGTGCAAGACACTATTTAATATCTTCATGGAGAAGTTCCCCGTGAAAGAGTTAAAGGTTATTGATACTACTCTGCGTATGTTCGTTGAACCAACGCTCAGGCTTAACCTACCGATGCTTGAGTCTCATCTTGAGACAGTCAAGGAACGCAAAGCCAAACTACTTGCTGTAGCTGAAGCTGATAAAGATTCTTTGATGAGCAACGACAAGTTTGCTGAGTTGTTGAAGTTGTTGGGGGTCGAGCCTCCTACTAAGATTAGCGCACGCACAGGCAAGCAAGCGTGGGCATTTGCCAAGACTGACGAGGAGTTCAAGGTACTGCTAGAACATCCTGACCCAAGGGTACAAGCACTGGTGAGCGCACGATTAGGTAATAAGACAACCTTAGAAGAAACACGCACACAAAGATTTATTGACATTGCATTGCGTGGGTCACTCCCAGTACCAATTAAATACTATGCCGCCCATACAGGCAGATGGGGAGGTGACGACAAGATTAACTTGCAGAACCTACCGAGCCGTGGGCAGAACGCAAACAAGTTGAAGTTGTCGATTGAAGCACCCGAAGGCTATGTGATTATTGACTCAGACTCATCACAGATTGAGGCAAGAACAGTTGCGTGGTTGGCAGGGCAGAACGATTTGGTGGAAGCATTTGACAAGGGCGAAGATGTTTACAAGATCATGGCGTCAGCTATTTATGGCAAGGATGAATCAGAGATTACGAAGGAAGAAAGATTTGTCGGTAAGACTACGATTCTCGGAGCAGGGTATGGCATGGGTGGTGCGAAGTTCCAAACTCAACTCAAAACATTTGGTGTTGAGATGCAAGCGGACGAGTGTGCGAGGATTATTTCGGTCTACCGCAGTCGCTATTCAAAAGTCCCTGCGCTATGGAGACAAGCCCAAGGGTGCGTTGAAGCCCTCGTTAACAACCAAGGAGCAACTTTTGGGGAAGTTGATGCGGTCGTATTCGATGCCTCCCAAGGTGGATTCCTCCTCCCAAGTGGACTATGGCAAAAGTACGAAGGGCTGACCAAAGTATTTGACCCTGAAGGTAAGGCTCAATACCAATACAAAACCCGCAAGGGTATCGTTAAGATTTATGGTGGCAAGGTCGTTGAGAACATCTGTCAAGCCGTTGCTCGATGTGTTATTGCTGAACAGATGTTGAAAATAGCCAAGCGATACAAGGTCGTGCTGACTGTGCATGATGCTGTTGCTTGTATTGCCAAAGAAGATGAAGCGAAGGAGGCGCAAGATTATGTCGAACAATGCATGCGATGGAGACCCACTTGGTGTCAGACACTACCGCTTAACTGCGAGTCAGGGGTCGGGCGGAGTTATGGTGACTGTTGATCTGCGTAAGGGCAGACACTTTGATCGTAACTTTGATTGGTGTGTTCAATATGATGGGCTTCAGCCAACCTTACACAATTGGTTAGCACTAGATAAAGAATATACATACAAAGAGGGGTTACTTAATCTTTGGATAGACGGCATGCCGTTGAAAAGCATTGCGGGTATGGCGGGTATGCGTACTAGTGATTTAAGTAAAAAACTTAACCCCATGAAAGAAGAATACTTTGGAAGGTGTTTAAACAATCATGCAAAGATTGAAGCAATTTTGAAGCGTGAAGACCCTGAGTACGACTACATGGTTTATCAAAAGACTGTGGTGAATGAACTGTGCGCACTGCTCATGGGTGGTGCCGAAATAAAAGATGTATTAGAACAAATGGCAAACTTAGGAGAAACAAATGACTTGGCCTTTTCCCCCATTCCCAAACCCCAAGGACAAGGGCAACCGAGTCCCAAAATTTAACCCTGACAACCATGAGGATGCACCAAGATGATTCACACTGACGAAGACGATGAGTTTGCCCGCATCGAGCGTGAGGCAGAACTGCGTAAAGGACAACCATACCACTTTACCAAGCGTAAAGATGATGACGATGATATTCAAGACTACGTTCGCCCTTGGGTTGGGCTGACAGAGGAGGAGATTAGATTGCAATGGTCTGAATTTTGGAAGACTGAGTGTCATCCTTGGGCAATTGATTTTGCCAAAGCCATTGAAGCCAAACTCAAGGAAAAGAACAATGGATAAAGACGGATACCACGGCTATTACAGGGAAGAACCGTTTAAACAACGCCCTTGGGTTGGGTTAATGGAAGACGAAGCTATGGAAATTGCGTTAAAAATTATTGCGCGATTAGACCTGCCACCCACAACCAAAATGCAAGTAGAACAACAATTCATTCAGGCATTAAGTAATCCTAACAGTTTATGGATGCTTTTTGCCGCAGAGATTGAAGCCAAACTCAAGGAGAAGAACACATGAAACCAATAGCATGGTATGACCCAACTAACGGCATGGTCAGCACAGATAACGACTGCCCTTTGTTTACACCACTTGGACAAATTTGGGCTTTGTACCCAAAACAAGAATGGGTTGGGCTGACGGATGAGGATTTGGGGTTTTTGTTTCCGCATGGAAAATCTGTATGGCTTCAAGAAACAGTAAAAATCATTGAAGCCAAACTAAAGGAGAAGAACACATGACACTAATGGACAGAGGATGTTGGGAACGTGGTTGTGCTTGCTACGATAGCCGAGTAGCTGATGAGACTGTTGAAGTTGCACTGCGTAACGATGTATTAGAAGAAGTTGCCAAGGAGTTCGACAAGATGCGTGCCTTTGGTGATACAGCCGCAAGCTTTGCTTGTTTTGTAAGGGATATGAAGAAATGAATGGTTTTGTTAGACAGCAGTTGGAAATTGGGAGCAAGCAACCGCACCACAAATATAAAGTGTGTGATAAATGTAACGAAACGAGACCGCCTGAAGGGGGCATACAAATGAGCCATACTAAATGGCATTGTGTGTCTTGTTGGACTAACCGAGCAAGGAGACCGCCAAGTGCCAAGACCTAAACCGCCTGAACCCCTCATAGGGAGACAGATACGAATGTCAGACAGACAATGGATTATCTTTAATCAGCTTGGTGGAGCAGAATGGTTGCGACAGATGATTGTCAAGAAAACCCCAATGCCCAAGCAGTACTATGACCAACTGTTAAAGGAACAGAATGAACGAACATGAAGAAAATTTACGAGATATGGCGGCTATGCTTGCCATGTGTGGACTCATCATAAATGGAGACTACAGCCTTGCAGAAATTCCACATCTTGCCTACAAGACGGCAGATAATCTTATGGATGAGCGCAATCGGGACACCGATGACGGCATTGCCGCAATCACACCAAAGAGAAAATATGAGCGCAGACAAAAAGACTAAGTACACTTGGTCGTACTCCTCCCTTGATTTGTTCAAGCAGTGCCCACAGAAGTATTATCGGATGAGGGTGAAGAAGGATGTAGTTGACCCCCCTACCGAACATCTAAATTATGGGTTAGAGGTGCATAAGTCTGCCGAGGACTTTATCAAGCATGGAACCCCCATTCCTGATAAACATGCCTTTATACGTGAGCCTCTTGAGCTACTTCGTAAGCGCAACGGTAAACATCTTTGTGAATACAAGTTGGGACTCACCCGGGATCTACGTCCTTGTGGGTTTTTTGATGAAGATGTTTGGTGGCGTGGGATTGCTGACCTGATCACCTTGCAAGATGACAAGGCTTATTTGGTCGATTACAAGACTGGCAAGTCCTCCAAGTACGCAGACACCAAGCAGTTAGAACTACTATCACTTGCAATCTTTAAACACTTTCCCAAAGTCAAAAAAGTTCGGTCGGGGTTGCTTTTTGTGGTTGCCCATGACTTTGTGAAAGCTGACTTTGAGGCAGACCAACAAGGCATCTACTGGATGCGGTGGCTTGATGACACTGCACGACTAGAGAAATCTATCGAGTTGGATGTATGGAACCCCCGCCCCAACTTTAGTTGCAAGAACTGGTGCGCCGTTAAGGACTGTACCCACAACGGTAAAGGAGTTTATAGATGACTAAGATTGACGTAAAGCTTAGTGACATGGGCGAAGGGTATGGCGTGTTCCACGATTTGCGGTACGCAAACGACTGCGTAGGTGGAAATCAAAACGAAATGAAGTTAGAAATCCGCAACATGTCTGGCAACGCCATAGATGTGCAAATAGGATTTAACGAAAAGAACGAGCGCACAGGCAAATGGCAATATCAGTGGAAACCAATAAGTGATTTAGATGGTGTTAGGATTAAGATCACAGGCTCCATTGAGAACAGTGAGTTCTTGCAGATGTTGCAGTTGATACTTGAAACTGAGAAAATGGTTGAAATCATTAAACCTTGAGGTTCACATGCCATACAAAAACAAATCCTCCCGTGACTATCGCCAAGAATACGACGAGTATCAGGGTAAACCCGAACAGATTAAAAAGCGGGCTATGCGTAATGCCGCCCGAGCAGGGGCGGTTAAAGCGGGCACTGCCAAGAAGGGTGATGGCAAAGATGTTGCCCATGTGAAAGCATTGGACAAAGGCGGTTTGAATACAAATGGAGTACGTGTTGAATCCAAGTCAAAAAACCGTTCGTTCTTGCGTGACTCTAAGGGTAATTTGGTATCCGAAACAAGCAAAAAAGAGCGTAAACGCTCTTGACATTCTGTGTAGCGTATGCAGAATGGAGTGGCAGATTGCCTTTGCATAACCTTCGTGTAAGGTGTGAGTGACGAAGGTGAGGATGTTGGAATCCTCAAATTAACCGCATCAGTTGGTAGCTTCCTTTTTTTCTCCTTGATGACGATCTTTGATTTTGGGGGAGCCGAGCCAACCGAGTGACTACCGTAAGTAGTACTTCATTTTGACTGAATGTGAAAAACACACATTCGGTCTATATCCTATTTGGAGTTAGAGTGCAAATGACAAGAGAAGAGTTTGAAGCTTTGTTAAAACTACAAGATCGGTACTTACTGATGTGCAAGGTTGTGAAGGGTACGCATATAGACAGAGAAGAACTATATGCGTGTGATGTAGTTAATAGAAAAAACTACGTCGTAATGGACGGCAACCCAACCAAAACAGAACGTGGTGCTGTGCAGAGTTCAATCGCAAAATACTACCGACAAAATGCAAATAATTAACAACAAAGCGTTGTTGCTAAAAGTTCGGGAACCAAACCGAATTACAACAGTTATTCCCAAAAGCCAGCTATTGGGAAACAATGAGGTGCTAGTGAAGTGGGGGCTAGAAGAGGCTCAGGTGCTAAAGAACTTACGCATCAAGAACGTGCCTTCGCCTATCAATGCACACTACGAGTGGACAGGGCTATACAAGCCGTTTGACCATCAGAAGGTCACATCATCGTTCCTTACCATGCACAGGCGTGCGTTCTGCTTCAACGAGCAGGGTACTGGTAAAACATCCAGTGTTATTTGGGCGGCTGACTACCTGATAAACATTGGTGCGATCAAGCGTGTCTTGGTGCTGTGCCCACTGTCCATCATGTCATCGGCATGGGAGGCAGACCTATTTAAATTTGCGATGCATCGGTCATGCGCTATTGCGCACAGCTACTCCAAGGAGAAGCGCATCGGAGCCGCCAAGGGTAATGCTGACTTTGTGATCTGCAACTTTGATGGGCTTGACATTATCAAAGACGAGGTGAAGAACTTTGATTTGGTTGTGATTGACGAGGCTAATGCTTATAAGAACGTATCGACAAAACGTTGGAAGACACTGAACTCTGCGCTCAAGCCTGACATGTGGGTATGGATGTTGACAGGAACCCCTGCATCGCAGTCGCCTATTGATGCGTATGGACTAGCAAAAATTATCAACCCATCGGGCGTGCCCAAGTTCTTTGGTGCGTTTCGTGACCAAGTGATGCAGAAGATCACGCAGTTCAAATGGGTGCCAAAAGCTACATCAGAAAAGGTGTTGCACGATGCTCTTCAACCAGCGATCCGTTTTACCAAGGACGAGTGTCTTGACTTGCCCGAGATGACCTACGTAACTCGTGATGTGCCTCTGACACCACAACAGATGAAGTACTACGAGACTATTCGCAAGAACATGATGACTGTGGCGGCAGGGGAAGAAATCACTACAGTAAACGCCGCCGCAAACTTGAACAAGCTTCTACAACTTTCTTGTGGTGCGGTGTACTCGGACAGTGGCGAAGTAGTTGCATTTGATGCAAAGAGCCGTATGACTGCGTTGTTGGAGGTCATCGAAGAAGCAAGCCACAAAGTAATTGTGTTTGCTCCGTTCAGGCACGCTATTGAGATCGTATCTGAAGAACTTAAAACCAACGGCATTACTTGTGAAGTTATCAATGGTGGTGTGCCCGTCAACAAACGCACCGAAGTGTTTGCTAAGTTTCAAACAGAGAAGTATCCACAAGTGCTTGTAATACAACCCCAGGCAGCCGCACATGGCGTAACGCTTCATGCCGCAAATGTTGTTGTCTGGTGGGGGCCGATCACTTCTATAGAGACGTATCTACAAGCTAATGCACGTGTGCATCGTGCTGGTCAACGCAACCCTTGCACTGTTGTGCATCTGCAAGGTAGTCCTGTAGAAAAACGCATCTACAAGATGCTGTCGGAAAAAGTAGACATTCACACACGATTAATTGATCTTTATAAAAATATTGTGGAAGACACTTGACATTGTAAAGTGGAGCCCCTATATTCCATATCCCAACAACAAAAAGGAGAGTGCAATGAGTGAAGAAGCCAATACCGAAAAGCTAGCAAAAATCTACGTGAAGATTCGTGACAAGCGACGTGAACTTGAGAAGCAAGTTGCTGAACTCAAGGAGCAACAAGACACTGTTGGAAGTCAACTGTTAGAGATTTGCAAGGCTGAAGGTGCCCAAACGATACGTACGCAATTTGGTACGGTCTCACGCAGAATCACAAAGAATTACTGGACTAGTGACTGGGATTCTTTTTTCAAATTTCTCAAAGATAACGATGCCTTTTCGTTGATGCAACAACGTATCAACAGCACGAACATGGCTCAATTTCTTGAGGAAAACCCCGATCTTCATCCGCCGGGGCTAAATGCGGACGTCAATCAAACTATAGTAATCGTAAAACGCTAGGAGCAGAAAATGAGTAACGAACTTGCAATGTTGGATGGTGGTCTACCCTCGTATTTGAAAGAGGTAGAACTTGACGAAACCACTAAGTCGCTGATGGGCGGTGCGGGTGGTGGTATGAAACGTATCTCCATCAAGGGCGGTGTATGGCGCATGATGGTCAACGGAAAAGAAGTTGCGAAGAACGAAGAGCGTTCAATGAACGTGGTGGTCGTTGCCGCTTCACCAAAAGTGTCACGCACTTTCTATTTAAAAACGTACAGTGAAGGTAGCGAACCTGCCGCACCCGATTGTTGGTCTGCCGATGGCGACTTCCCTGATGCTAAGTCAACTATGCCTCAAGCGAAGCGTTGCATGGACTGCGACAAAAACATGAAGGGTTCAGGTCAGGGTGACAGCCGTGCTTGCCGTTTTAGCCAGCGTCTTGCCGTGGCTTTGGCAAACGACTTGAAGGGTGATGTGTTCCAACTGACCCTGCCTGCCGCATCAATCTTCGGTGCAGGCGAACCCGGGAAGTGGCCTTTGCAGACATACGCAAAGATGATTGGCAGTAAAGGTATTCCAATTACTGCAGTTGTTACTGAGATGCGTTTCGACACAGACAGCGCAACACCTAAGCTGACATTTAAGCCTGTCAGAGTCTTGGAAGCATCAGAGCATAACATTGCTATTGAGCAGGGTAAGTCTGAATCTGCTATGAAAGCAATCACCATGACTGTGGCTGAAGCTGATGGCATTAAACCCGCCAAGTTGGAAGCACCCAAGGCTGAGCCTAAAGCAGAAGCCAAACCCGCCAAGGTTGAAGCTGAGCCAGTGGAAGAACCCACTAAACGAGTCGCCAAGAAAGAGGAAGAAGCCCCTAAGAAGGACTTGTCCAAGATTCTTGAGGCTTGGGACGATGAGTAATGGCAGGGTATTCCACACTTACCGCCCGAGAAATCAAGGAAGCTAATCAAACCTTGCTCGGGGTCAAGTTAGGGATGCTCTGCTTAGATAGGGATATACCCGTAACTGACGTTGCTGAGTTCTTCGGTGTAAGCCGAGTGACTGTATATTCTTGGTTCCGTGGAAAAACCGTAGTGTCAGGTAAGTACGCAGACAAGATGCACAAGCTAATTGCAAAGTTAGCTTAATAGTTTGAGTAGGCTAGGGTAGCTCCCGAAAAGGATGTTCCGTCTCATCCCTGCCTTTCTCTTTTAAAAGACGATACCAAGGACGGCTATGATTTCGAGAAAAGAGTTTCTCGCACTGGTGCTCCCACCACTAGAGCAAGGCGAGCACTACTGCACATTCGGAATCAAGACAGTTAACGAAAAAGATGTTGTTAGGCAGAAGTTTGTAGAGAGCATAGATGACATAAGCACGCAAGCAGACGTGTTAGTGCAAGAAGAATTTAATGCGTTCTTTGCTATGGCTAAGTATGGCGACCCGCAAGAGGGCCGTACTACGAATAATGCGCTTTATCTAAAGTCGTTTTATATTGATCTTGATTGCGGCACTGGTAAGCCTTTTGCAGATTTGGGCGAAGGGTTAATTGCATTAAAAAGCTTTTGTAAGATAACAAAGCTACCACGACCGACTATCGTAAAGTCGGGTTTGGGTGCCCACGTGTATTGGGTACTGGATAAGGCTATCCCACGTAAGCAGTGGAGGAGCCATGCTGACCGCCTTAAAGAGTTGTGCGTTGAACATAAGTTTGATGTTGACCCTGCCGTTACTGGCGAAGCCGCACGTGTTCTTAGGGTGCCTGAAACCTTTCACGTAAAAGACCCAACCAATCCTATTCCAGTGGAAGTGCTATACGTAGCACCCACAATGACGATTGACGAGATTGAAAAACTTCTTGTACCGTCTGAAGATATTTTAAAGATGCTGGACAAGGCTGACTTCAAACGTCAGCTAGACCCACTGACCCTTGCACTGATGGGTAGCAGTCAGTCCCGCTTCAAGACCATCCTGATTAAGTCCGTTGAAGGCAATGGATGCAATCAACTCTTGAACATCTACCACAACCAAACAACGATAGATGAACCTTTGTGGCGGGCGGGGCTGAGTATTGCTCAACAGTGTGTCGATAGAGACAAAGCCATCCATGTCATCTCTAATCAGCACCCTGACTATTCAGAGCGTGAGACTGATCGCAAAGCCAACGAGACGCGGGGCCCCTACACTTGCGAGACATTTAAAAAGTTGTTTGCACAAGGCTGTGAGGGCTGCAAGCTAAAAATCACATCCCCTATTCAGATTGGCAAAGAAATCATTGAAGCCACTGAAGAAGACAACATCGTCACAGACCTAGAGCCTGAGACTAAAGAAGCCAAGACGTTTGTAATTCCCAAGTACCCCTTTCCATTCTTCAGGGGCAAGATGGGCGGTATATACCAACGTGCCAAAGACAAAGATGGCAACGATACAGAAGAGATTGTGTACCCCTATGACTTCTATGTAGTCAAGCGTATGCAAGACCCCGACTTAGGTGAGACCCTGCTACTGCGGTTGCACCTACCTAGAGACGGAGTGCGTGAGTGGATTATGACCCTGCCCAACGTGCTGTCTAAGGACAAGTTTATTGCAACAGTAGCTTCATTTGGCGTGACTGCTCTTGGAAAGAAACAAGACGCACTCATGTACTACGTTACAAAATGGGTTGAGGAATTACAGATGAATTCACAAGCTGAGAAAGCGCACAAACAATTTGGTTGGGTTGAGGACGAGTCAGCCATCATTATTGGTGACAGAGAAATCCGTGCAACTGAGACGGTATATAGCCCGCCATCTGCGCCCACACTACCACTGGTGCCGCTATTCCAAGTTAAGGGCGACTTCCAAGTATGGAAGAACACAATCAACGCCTATGGTCGTGAAGGTATGGAGGCTAGAGCCTTTGCTTTCTTTATGGGGTTTGGCACGATGCTAATGAAGTTCACAGCACTTGACGGCTTCTTGCTCAACTTAGTTAGCCGTGAGTCAGGTTCAGGCAAGACCACAATCTTGCAAGCCATCAACAGTATCTACGGCAGACCCAAGGAACTCTTGCTCTCCCCCAAGGACACATACAACTCACGCATGAGCCGCCTTGGTGTGATGCAGAACTTGGCAGTGACCATGGACGAGATCACAAATATGCCGCCCGAGCAAATGTCAAACCAAGTGTATGACGTGACTTCAGGTCGTGGCAAGAATCGTTTGAAGCAACACGAGAACGCAGAGCGTAGGAACGATACCAAGTTTCAAACTGGCTTGATCACTTCATCCAACCGGTACGTGACTGACGCACTGTTATCCATAAAAGGCTTTCCAGATGGCGAGTTAAAGAGGATTTTGGAGATCAACATCAAACCTGACCCATTTGACGATGCGACTTGGGCACGGCAACACTTTGGTCAATTGATGAACAACTATGGGCATGCAATGGAGCCGTTCTCTCAGGCTCTTGTGGGTCAGTTGCCTATGGTTAAAGCTAAGATGGCTGATGTGCAGGTGCGTATTGAGCAAGCCGCTGGTATTAAGAACGCTGAACGCTATTGGGCTCTTATGGCGTCACTAGCTATAACTGGTGGCTCTATTGCCAAGTACCTTGGACTGCACGACATACCGATCAAGCCAGTGTTTAACTACGCAGTGGGCTTAATTAATGAGACCCGTATTCGCAATCGTGAATACATGTTTGACGGTGACGATTTCTTAGGTGGCTTTTTGCAACGTCACTTCCATGAGATTCTTGTGATCAATGGCGACAAGGCTAAGAACGGATTAGAGCATGGGCCGATTAAGGAGCCACGTGGCGCATTGACTGCACGCTACGAGCCCGATACCAAGATGCTGTATGTGGTGAACCGCACCTACCGAGACGATTGCTCTAAGAACTTTATCAACTACGAAGAGTCCTTGAGTGGCTACCGCAAGAGTAAAGCACTGGTTGACACCAAGAAGAAACGCATGACGGCTGGCACCCTTGCAAACATGCAAGCCCCTGTGAACGCCCTGTGCTTTGACACTACTAAACTGGACTTCTTTAATGAGAATGTGTTGCTAGATGACAACGGTATTCAACCTGTCGATACTGATTGAATGGGTTAAGTTTCAGCCCGGAACGTCTTTCTTTATACCTTGCCTACAGAGGAAGCAGGTGCAAAAGTTTGTTATGAGCGAGTGCGCCAGGTTGGGTTTAGACGTTGTTTCAAAACAAGTTATAGAAAATGGCGTGTATGGGTTGCGTGTATGGCGCAGGGAGGTTATACTCGCCCCGCACTCTACTTCTGCTTGAAGTATTTAGCCCCTGCTTAGTCAGGGGCTTTTTTTCATTCTTCCTCGAAGAACTTCTCTTCAATCTCGCCACGCAACTTCTTGTTGAATGTGACACCGTTGATCATGTTCTTCTCAGCCGCCTTGCGAGACGATTCAGATTTACGCAAGGTATCGCCAGTGATCTTACTGTTCGGGTGCTTGTTGTTGAACTCCGATATAGCGTCTTTAGTTTCAGCCATTAAGTCCATATCACCCGCAGTCTTAGCCATATCGTGCAAGTTCAAGAGGCGGACACGACGTGCGCTAACTTCTTTCTCATAAGATTTAGCGGCTGAAGTCTTCTCATAGTTGCTAGACAAATCAGCAGGGGAAAAACCAATGGCTTGCATCAATGAGTTGTAGGCGTTAATGTCTTCATCAACTGGGTCACCCTTCAACGTTAACGCACCTTCACTCATGTAGCGTATGCCCTTCATACCGTTGCGAACAAAGCTAGGCATGATGGCTTCAACACCACGTTCAACATTACCTTCTTTGATCATGTTAATACCGTTACCTACGCTAACTGCGTATGAACCAGCAGGGCCAAACATTTGTTGCATGGCTGACAAGATGTATCCATGTTCTGCAACACCACGTGGGTCATCACGGAAGATCAGATCAGTAGCAATACCAACACGATTAGACAACTCAAGATTAGTAACGTAGTTAAACGCACCTTTGTAGCCCAACTCACCAAAGAAGTCACGCATCTCTTCGTTAAAATCAAACGGCTCGTCATCATCACCAAACAATGCTTGGATCATTGTGGCAAGTGTAGATATAGCACCATAGAACGGCATGCCCTTAACACCACCAAACGCCATAGCCATGCCGTATGTACCAAGAAGTTGTCGGCGAGCAGCGTGCTGGATAGCAGGAGTCTCACCCTTAAATGCTTGATGGAAAGCACGTGCCATTATAAATGCACTGTTCCATACGAATGATTTAAACGTAAAGAATACACGCCCAACTGGGTTCTGCATCCACTTAGGAGCAGTAGCCGCCAAGCCGGAGGTATGTACATCTTTAGTTGTGGTCACTGCATATTGAATAGCATCAGCTTCGCTCATACCACTTTGACGAGCCAAATCATAAGCGGCTATTGCAGTGGTAGCACGGTTGTAGCGTTCAGTTGCGGCAAACGGAATTGAAAGACCATCAAGGATACGACCTTTGAGTCCTGTGAACTCAGTAGTCTTTTGCCTACGACCCTCAAGCACCTCACGAGCCATTGTGTGCTCTAGCTGGCCGTGGTTCATCATCGTTTCGTACAACTTCTTGTATCTTGCGTCCTTCTCCATGCCATTGATTGCAACACGGCTGGCGGCAGTCATGGCAGATGTTGTTTTGTCAAAACCAAACTTACCACCAAGGATAGGCCACACCAACATAGGTAGAGATGTGATGTTTATCAAAGCAGATGAAATGTTACCTGCAATGTACTCAAAGTAACTAAGAGTTGTAGCTGCTTGTGTGAACGCATTAAACGTTGGGTTATGCAGGAACTCTTTCTGTTCCATGATATTTTCAGCGGCGGCGGTTACATCTAAACGATTTACGTTTTCAGCTTGTGCTTTAATTTCGCCTAGTGCTCTATCAATTTGTGGGGCGTATTCAGAACTAGACAACTTACGCGCCCACTTAACCGCAGTCGTGCCGTAGCCTTTGACAATATCTCGTTCCATACCAAGTACGTTCTTAGACTTGAGGAACTGCTTAGCAATAGACTCGGCAGGGAAAAGCGTCAGGTATGCCTGATATACGCTATCAAGCTGTTGTTGACTTGCACCCTGCTTTTGCAGATCAGCCATGATCTTACCAACAAATGATGTTGGCGGAATTGACGATGGGTCAAACAAAATGTTTTGTAAGTTGCGGTAGCTCTTACTCTGAATATTTTGCGGTTTAAGGATGGTGTCAACAAACTGCTGGCGTTCACGAATAGACTCAAAAGCCATAGCAGCACGCTCACCAGTTGCAGGGTCAGCAAACTCCAACCAAAAATCCCCGCTACGCAAGAATGGGATGTACGCAGTCAACTTCTTACGGGTTGCAAACTGTTGAGTAAGCTTTGCGGCAAGTGACGGAGAGACGCTTCTAAGCAACAACTGCTCGTACTCATTCAAAGACTTTGTGTAAAAGTTACGGATGTCTCTATAGACTGTTTGCACATCAGAAGGTAAGGATGTGTAGATGTTACGCAAACGATGGTACTGCGCGGCATTGGCAGGTGTAGTCTTAAAGTTTGCATCTAGCGGATCTACTTCGTATAAACGGGCATCAATAGCCATGTCGTCCATACGCTTCATAGCTTGCGGATTAGCCTTAGCAATATCAGAGAACCGCTTGTAGTCTTTGTTGATGGCAGATATGCGTTGTTCTTGCATACCATTACGTAACTCAAGTGCATCTATTAACTTCTGGATAGATGGCAGTTCTTTTTTGTACAACGTGTTTATGTTGTCGAGTCGCAACATACCCATAGCTGTTTTCATCCAGCCAAAGTCTTTCACGTTAGAGAACAAATTCTTGGTATCTTCAAGCGTTTGGCCTGCCAGTGAAGGCATGTTCTGCCCAATTTGACCTACTGTATTAAACGCAGAGTTAACGGCTGAACCCATGCTTAAGAACATCTTTTCAGCAGGTGTTACTTCGACCTTAGAAGAGATATCAATTGCATCATTGACAAACTTCATGCCTTCTTTATAAGCGTTGCGAAACCCAAAGAACTCAGCAATAGCCTGCATCATGTTTACAAACATGTTCTCACTGCGAGGCGCTTTGATTGTTTTAAGCAGGGCTTGGAACTCTGGGTTACCTACTAACTCAGAAGCAAATTCTTGAATGTCTTGACCACCATAGGCAGAACCCATTTGGTTCTTAATTTGTTCAAAGAACTGAACAAAAGCTTGAGTTAGCTTATTGTTGGGGCTACGCAGTACGTGCGAGATTGCGGCGTGCACAGTCTCGTGAATGATGGTGTGATGGTTTAAACCAAAATCTGGGTCAAGCGTAATTGTGTTGGTAGCTGGGTCATACACCCCTGCATGATTTTCTCTACCAACATCTCCAATCACAATCTTAGGTGCAATACCTAACGACTGAATCTTGCGTAGGATTTGACGCACCAACTTGTTGTCGGTCTTATTGATGATGTGGCTGAGCAGGTCTTTAAAGTTACCCTTCTCGGCAAGCGCACGACCATCAGCATCCAATGCAGGGCCAATAGCTTTAGGCAAGAACATTTCCTGCCCGTAAATAAAGTTTAACTCACTCTTTAAATTTTGGCGGCTCTCTGGGTCTAGTGACTCAAGAACTTGGTCAATGGCTTCAAGACCTTTGCCTTGATTAACCATCTCTTCAAATGCGGCACGTTGCTTGTTGCTTCTAGTCCAGTTGTGGTAGACCTCATTAATAGCTCTTTTCAGCCTAGTTTTAGAAAGCTGATTTGTAGATTTCTTTGGCTCTGGAGGTTGGTCTTCTTTTCTACGGGCTGCTACTTCTTGTTTAGCAGCTTCAATTTTTTCAGACACAAAATCTGCAAGCGACTCAGTACCTGCTTTGTTTAGCACACCTAATAAAGCCTCTGGGTCATTACGAAACCCACCATTAAGAGCGCCGATTGCTTCTTTGGCAAATACACCAGAACGATTGATACCTTCAGCAATTTGTTTAAATGCTTTTTCGTTCTTGGCTCTTTGCGGAGCTTCTTCAATCTTTGGAATAACTTCCTGCAAACGAATGAACTCACTTAACAAACGTGGTAAACGCAACAGATTATGAATATCCGTACCTACAAAAGTAGTAGGCAACTGCACCTCACCCGTATTTAAGTTAGCGGCCTTTTCTGCTTTGCGGATTTCAGATGTGATGAGGTTGTCAACCAACTTGTCAATAGCGCGAACAAAAGTGCGGCGTTCTTGCGTATCTGCACTAGCACCTTTCTCGGCTTTCTTTTCATCTGTAGCAGCCTTTTTGCTTAGAGGTTCTCCGGCAACTGATTGCGTTTGTCCTTCTTGCGCTGCTTCGATAGTTTCAGAGGTTTCAATGCCACTTGTGGTTCCTTCGTCAAGTTGAGTATCAATAAAACCCATAGGTTGGGCTGCGCGAGCTACAGCTTCACGTAATCTTGCAATTGTTTCTTCAGGTTTTGCTGATTTTTTAACTTCAAGCCCAAGGTTTCTAGCAATTGCATTAATTTTGCTTGGGTTTAGCGGAACGCCACCTTTATCTATTGCATCCAATAAATCCTTAGCGGCTTGTACTTCCGGTGGTAGTGTTACTGTAGGGGCTGGCTGTTCTTCTTCAATTACTGAAGTGGCTGGCTGTTCTTCTCTTGCATCAATGTTTCCAACATCCGGCTCAACATAAACATCTCCATCTCGTTTAAGTCCCGCATCGGTTTCGGCAGGGGTGACCAGATTGGATCCGCCATCCACGCTAGGGCTTCCTCCACTTGGCTCGGCGTTAAGTCCTGCAACATTCTGCGCTCCTTGGAATTCGGGTCTACTAAGGTAGGCTTCAATTTTTTGACGAATGGGTTCACTACGGTTTTCTGCGTAGGCTTCAAGAATACGTTTGACTTCTGCGGCATCTGCTGGTTTGGAGATGTCTTTGCCTTCGAGTAACTTGTTCTTGCGAAGAATTGCAGTATGCCCAATACCCAGTCCTTTAAGTACTTCATCGTTAATCGTTGTTGGAAGTTGTTGTGGTGTAAGTGGTGTAGCTTTTTGCACAACTTTTGGTTCAGGTATAGCTTCCGCTTTAGGGCCACGCTTACTGGCTAGAGCGTCTAAATCTCCCTGCGCCTGTGCAATTGTTTGCGCTAGTGGTGATGGCTGTTTAGCCAACCCAACTAAGTTAGTAGGCGTATCTGTAAGATCATTGATAGCGGCTTTAAGTTTTGCTTGGGCGGCTTTTACTTCAGCGGATTCACGTTGCTGTGCCAACCGTTCTTGGTTTGCAATGGCTTTATCGCCCCTTAGTTTACTGGCTTCTGCCTCTTTAGTAGGCAAACCTTCATCACCAAACAAGCCTAGTTGTTTGCCTTTTGGTTCTTTAAGTACTGGTGGGGCGGGTTCGGCAGGGGGTAGCAATCCAGAGGCAGGCCCAATCTCAAAACCGGGTAGCTGCATTTGCTGTTGATCTGCGCCAAAACTTTCAATCTGTTCACTTTGGCGTCCAACTTCTCCGGCAAGCAAACGTTGCTGACGTTGAGCCATTGCTTGTGCATACTGGCCTTTACGTTCTTGACCCGCACGGAAAGCTTCTGCCCCACCACCTACACCACCAAACGCACCGCCAGCCACTGCGCCACGCACGGCAGATTCCATGATGCGGTTCCACTCTCTGCTACCAAAGACGGCTTCATGTTTGTCTACAAAGTTTTCAGCAGCAATACTGATGGCTTCTTGCATACCTTCGGTCAGTGACTCAGCGCCAGTACCTTTTAACATTCCAGCGCTTACTGAACGCAGCAAGCCCTTGTCCATGCCAGAGCGTTCAAGAAGTTTTTCAATGATGCCGACTTTTACTGGGCCAGTTACATTTCTAAGCAACTGAGCAGGCAATACAGAATCAAGCGCAGCAGATGCGGAACCAAACAACATGGCTGCGCCGGGAGCAAGTTCACCGGTTTTCTCATAGATGTTTTGGAATACTTCTGGAGCGTTCTGCGCGTAAGAGCCTAGAAAGACTCCAAGGTTTTGACCACGTGTAGCGTACTCTGCGCCAGTGCGACCGGCTACACGAGCAAGTTCAGCGGCAGTAGCGCCAGACTCAATAAGTGGCATAGCGGCGCGTTCAGCCGCAGCAACACCAGCACGACGAGCAATAGTTCCACCAATACCACCGGGTACAAGCGCAGTGGCAATATTAGGGATTTGTTCAGTAATTGTCTCTAATGCAAAGCCGGGAAGGTCACCAATACCTTTAATGTCACCAGTATCACGGTACTGAGGCGCATAGTACTTATTGATTTCTCTTTGAGTATCCTGTGCTTCCTCCATCTGCTTAGCAGCGTACTCATCAAAGCCAAGCGCAGATGCTCCCATTGCAGGGATAACATCACCAAACGTAGACCCTAGCTGTTTAGCCCCACGAGACAGGGATTTACTAAACATCTCACCAGTGGTCAACTGCCCACGTGGAATCTCAAAGTCGTATTTTTTGGAAAGCCGTTCTAATTGACCATCAAGCTCCGCTTCAGACAGGTCATCACGAAAACGTACTAGCCCGATTTTAGGAAGGTTAAGGATCATGGCAAATTAAATTTAAATTTTATGCGTCTTCGGCATCAAGGATACCAGCACCACTTTGGTTTTCGGCTAAATAACCCTGAATATATTTCCTACGCTCTTGTTCGTATTTAGTTTGCAACTTGGTATCGTTAGCCCAGTCTTTCTTCTGACCTTTTAAGTCTTTGATTAGACGTGCGTAATCTTCACTTTCACGCCAAGCTTTATCAGCTTTTATGTTGAACTCTTGAGTTGCACGAGTCCCCATAATTTTTGCTTTAGCAGCATTAGTTGCGGCGTTTTGTTGGTTAATAGCTAAGGTAGCCTCACGATACAACTTCATGTTGTTATCCGCAAGTGCTTTACGCTTGATATCTTCCAAGTGCATCTTGTTGTACAGGTCTGCACGGGATAAGCCCAACATACCTTGCTGGATTGCACGGTCATCAGCAGACTCTTGCTTGCGCCCTGCCATGTATGCGGCTATGCCCTGACTCGCGCCCTGACCAATGTTTGCGCCAGCGTAACGAGATGTACCGCCCATCATGCCAAGACCAGCTTGTAAGAGCGCCAAGTATTTATTGGTCTCTTTGTCTTTAGCCAGTTCTCCCCTGCGATCTTTAAGATACGAAGCATAGTCACCAATGTAGTCACCCATTGGGTTAACAAGTGAGGGCTCTTCGGCTTTAGCCGCCCCTGCTGTTGGTGGGGTATACCTAGCAGCTTTTTCCGCAGCTAAGGCCGCTTCGTCAGGGTTAACCATATCCATTTTTTGTGGGGCTGGTGTATTTTGTACCGGTTTAGCTGGTGGCGAGGGTGGTGGTGTTTTAAGAATTTCTGGAGGTTTACCAACGCCAGTAGCTTGCTGCATCATATTGCCGAGATATGGCCTTGCAGCACCAGTTTGTTCCGCTAAATTTTTATACCCAACTTCTAAAGCGTTTTTACGCGCCATAGACTCATTAAGTTTTTGTTTCCACCCCATAAACTCTTGGCTACCAGCAGGGGGTTGGTTATTTTTAAACTGTTTAATTTCTTCTTCAGCATCAGCAATTTGCTGATCAATAATACCAATCTGGCTAGATATCTCTGGCGATGCATATCTACTAAAAGGGTTATTTATTCCGCCACTTTGGAAATGCACAGCACCGCCAGCAGCCATGTCACGTGAGTAGTCTCTGGTTTCTTTAGGCAACTTGGACATATCCGCGCCAGCCATCAACCATTTGTCTGTATTACCAGGCCCCCAGTTGTAAGCAATTGCTGCTAACTTTGGATTTTTATATTTATCCAACATTACGTTAAAGTACTCACGACCCACACGGGCTAAGTCATCAGGATCACCTGCACGGGCAGGGCGAATACCAAAACCGGGGTCACGTGCCGTTCCGGGCATTACTTGCATTTCGCCTTGCGCACCCTTTGGAGAAGTCAATAGATTGCCGTCTTTATCATAACGACGTCCACCACTTTCTTTTTGCATAATCTTGTTGATCAGCGACTCAGGAGCCATGCCTTCTTTAGTCAACTGCGTAATGCCTTCGCTTCTAGTTTGCTTGGGCTCGTTGCCAACTTTAGAAGAAACTTCACGTTTAGTAGCTACAGCCTTGGAAACACCGGCAGGCAATGCGCCAATACCAGCCATTTCTTCGTACTCGTCACCAGACGCCATGCGGCTACGCATGATGTTAAACAATTGTTTTTCATCTTCGCTCATGCCAAGTTCATCGTCATCTTCTTCATCGTCAGCTTCACCACCTTCGGCAAAAGCAACAATGCCTCCACCAGCACCGGTGGCTACGGGAAGATTAGATTGAAGGCCGGGAATACCAACTGGAGTAGTTGCTTGCGCCGCTTCAGCCAATACTTCTTGAGCAATAGGCGGTTGCGCTTGTTGCATTCCACCCATCAAAGCTTGTTGCTGTTTTAAAGCTTGCGTCTTTTCTTGAATTAATGGAATGCCAATATAGGCAGGAACTGTGCCGTTCTGCACACCATCCGTAAGCATGTCAATAGAGTAGCTATCGGGATCAGCGATAATTTTTTGGGCAATGCCGTTCATTATTTCCCCGCATTCAAAGCGTTACGCAAACCAAGTGTATCAATACCTTGGCCCTTTGGTTCTTTGATAGTACCCCCTGCACGCTTCATCAAGCCGTAAGCACCAGCCGCTGCTGTGCCAAGACCGGCAATTTGTGAAGTCATACTAGGCGCAGCTTGATACTGCGTAGATGTCATGCCAGGTATAGCGTAGCCACGCAACAAAGCGTTGTACTGGTTGTACGCTTGCATAGGAGCTTGCTGTTGGTTGGCGTAGTTCTGAATAGCTTGATTGATAATCTGCTGCTCTTGGCCTTGCTGTTGACCACCAATTTGTTGTTGCAAACCAAGAATGCCTTGCTGTGCGCCCAACTGTTGATTGCCAATATTTGCTAAACCCGCACCAGCTTGCCCAGCCATGCCGTAACCTTGTTGGGCTGTATTTAACCCTTGCAGGCCAAGACCAGCGCCATACTGCATGTTTTGCAGTGCGCCTTGATATGCGGCTTGTTGTCCTTGCAACTGATTGTTGTTCATCATGCTCTGCAACGAACGATTAGCTTCAGCATTCTCAATTGCTTGGCGGCTACCACCAAAAGCACCAGACTTAGTAGCTTGCGCTTGACGTTGTGTCCTAGCAATATCTGCTTGACGCTGTGCAGCTTGGTTCTGAATATCAACCACATTCTGCATGTAAGGCGACATGAAAGAACCTACCGCATTACTTGCATCGTATCCGCCAGTTTTAGGGTTATATACGTTACTTGTTGCGCTTAAATAATCACTACCTACACCTTGCGCTTGCTGTGCAGTACCAAGAGCGCCCATACCGCTAAGACCAGTCAAACCAGTTGCTTGGTTGTATTGACCGGGTACTTGCAGGTTTGCAGCGTTGTACTGAACTTGTTGCTGCAAAGGACTGAAGCCAGCTACGTAGTCTCGTGGGTCACCGCTATATGGTTTGAATGTATCTTTTTTGACACCAGTAACATTTTTTACTGGTTGCCCTGAATCATTTAAGATAGGTTGATTAGTTGTTGGGTCTATAGCAGCTTTAGTATCAAATAGCTCTTCCATAGAGCCGCCAAGCACAGTCTCAACTTGAGGGCGCAGCCAATCAGGAATGTTAGATGTGTTGGTTGTTGAAGATGTTGGGCCACCGCCACCGCCACCATAAATGCGACCACCGCCGGGTTTAAGGCGGGTAACAGACTCACCAAGGGGCTCGCCCATGGCATAAAGTTCTCGGCGGGAATAGCTCATATTAGTACCTCAACAAGGGTATTTCTGGGTTCAAAGTTATATCGTTTCCAGAGGCGAACGATTGCATCTCGTCCGTACCCCTGTATTTTCGTTGCACCACGCAGTTTTAACAAGGCTTTAAACTGGTCAAAAGTATTTTGGCTAGAAATAAGTTTGCCACCAATAGCCGTTACAAACGCTACCCTGTGCATAGGGTAATTAATAAACGAAACAGTGGTGGCACCATGCACAGTACCTTCCTCATCTACAGCAACAACAAGCAGCCAAGCGCCATTTGTAAGAAAGCTTTGTATATGGTCAACCGTGTAATCCTGCGCCCAATCCGGAAAGTCGCCACCTTTTACCATGGCTTCTTCTAGGAAGGGTTTTACCATAGGCCAGACTTGCTGGACATAGTTAGTTTCAACGTGACTAATTTTTAAGCTCATTTAGGCAAGTTCTTAATCAATTCTGCAATGCCACCACCAAATGTTCGTGCAGTGGGCTGTTGTTTGTTGTATTGGCTAAACGGTGTGTTTAGACCAGTTGTGCGTCCGTAACGAGCATTTTCCAAATCAGTAGCAGTTAGTCCTGACCTACGCATTTCTGCTAATACTTGATTCATATCCGCGCCCCGAGGAGAACCATCAGGATATGTTTGGGCCATTTGTTGATCTGCAAAAGCACGTAGGTTTTGATTCAACTGATCAATTCCCATATTACCGGAAGCAGTGGCGTAGTTATACCCAGCAGAAGTTGCTGGGTCTCTGCCGTAGTTGCTTGCATTGAACATCGTCAATGGGTCAGCATAGTTTTGATACTGCGAACGATAAATGTTCCTGTTAGGTGCCGTAACAGTAGGCACGTAAGGTGTCACCGGAGTCACTGGAGTTCTAGGGGGCACTACCACAGGAGGCACTACCACAGGGGGCAATACTACAGGTGTACCACCATCGCCACCATCCCCGCCCTCCCCCCCGTCACCACCATCTCCGCCATCTCCGCCCTCGCCCCCATCGCCACCATCACCCCCGTCACCTCCATCGCCGCCATCGCCACCGCCAGTACCAGTTCCGCCAATACCCGTGCCGCCAGTTCCAGTTCCAGTACCACCGGTTCCAGTTCCGCCCGTACCAGTTCCGGTTCCAGTACCACCAGTTCCATCGCCTCCGGTTCCAGTACCACCAACGCCAGTTCCATCAGTACCAGTTCCTGTACCACCAGTGCCAGTACCTGCAGTTCCAGTTCCACTAGTTCCCGTGCCGCCAGTTCCATCCCCACCAGTACCTGTACCACCAACACCCGTACCACCAGTACCCGTACCAGTTCCACCGGTTCCAGTTCCGCCAGTTCCCGTACCACCAGTTCCAGTTCCGCCCGTACCAGTTCCCCCAGTACCTGCAGTGCCAGGAGTAGTCCCATCAGTTCCACCAGTGCCAGAAGTTGACCCAGTGCCA